GCGCCGTCTGTCGGGCAACATTTCCTGAAGCACGTGAAGACATGCTCACAGACCAAATTCACCAAGGTATAACATGAGTCTGTCTTTCATACTCGTGTGCGAAGAGACCCGGCAGAAACTGTGGGTAGGGCAGGGTCATCATGCCCCTGAAGCTCCGCACGCTCCGATGATGGATACGCTTTACACAGGTGAGCCTTATATAACGAAGCTGCAGCAGTTTCTGAATGAGACCCGCGGTAAGCCGCTCGTGCTGGCGGTAGAAGACTACGGTGAGCACTGCAGCCCTGACTGGACCAATTTCGAATAACTTAGGATCAACCAACATGAATGATAAAGACAGAGAGTTACTGCAACAGATCCTGCAGGCAGGGGGTAGCGCCGCAGAAAAAGGCTTCCAACAGCTGGTTCACTACCATTTCATAGACGGGCTCACTACCGTCCTGGTTTGTATCGCGCTGTTGATTCTCTCCGCAGCGCTTTTTGCAGGCTTGTTGCGTTGGGACACCGAGGATGAGGACACCGGCGGCGCTGCGATAGCCAAAGGCGTGGGAATGGTCGTAGTTACCGTACTGGCCGTGATAATGCTTTGTTGCCTGCAAGGCGGCTTCCGGGATATGTTAGCCCCCGAAGGGGCCGCAATCAGCGCACTGGTCACGAAATCATAACTTAGGACCAACCAACATGGCCGTTCGAAAGTTAACCAAGAAAGAACCCGCCCCGAGCAGTGTGACGCTTCCGTTTCCTGCCTCGGACCCTGAGTTGTCCGCGTCCGCCAAGCGCATGCTGGCCCAGGCGAAAGCACTTGAAGTTACTACGGCAGAGGACTACGAGTCAGCGGCTGAAGTATTGAAAAAGCTCACCGCGCGGGAAAAAGAAGTAGAAGCCCAGAAAGCCAAACTCTGGGACCCTCTCGCAGTGCTCACCAAGAATGTGCAGGCTATTTTCAACCCGCCGCTGAAAGTGTTGGAGCAAGCCAAAAAACTGGTCAGCGAAAAGATGGGCCAGTACGCACTGGAGCAACGCAACATCGCAGCGGAGCGCCAGCGGCTCGCGGACCGGGAAGCGGAAGAGGCACGGGAGAAGCTCCTCGCGAAAGCTGAGAGAGCTGCAGACAACGGCCAGACGGAACGCGCCTACGTTCTGGAAGCCCGTGCGGCCAGCTTCCAGGCGCCGACGATCCAGATTGAGACACCGCAGGTTGCAGGAGTGCAGCTGCGGGAGCGCTGGCTGTTCGAGGTGACCGACCCGGACAAGGTGCCGCGTGAGTACCTGATGGTGGATGAGCGGCTGATCCGTGCGGAAGTCAACACCAGCGAAGGCAACACGAAAATCCCCGGGGTTCGCATCTGGTCGACGCTGAAGCCGCAGGGATGAGCGTCATGTGCGTCACCGAAGCAGAACTCGCGCGGCTGGTCATAGCGTTTTTCCTGCTGTGTGCAGGAGTCTGGCTGGCCGTCAGTATGAACAGCCGACCAGGAGGAGAGTAACCGTTTCGAGGCGCAGCGCGGCACCAGACTGAGAGCACAGCCCCATGTTCTCCCTTCAGGGGCCAGGGCTTGGAAGTACACCGGCGTCACCGGACGCGCTGCGCCTCTTTTTGATTTCAATCACAGAGGACGAAACCATGAAGAAGAGAGTTGCAAAAAAGAAGAAGCCGCACTACTACACCATCGGAGTACGCTTCCTGAGCAGTGTCATGGTAGCCCGTGTCTACACCTACAAGATGCGTAGTCGCACCTCGGTATACCTGGGTCAGGAGCTGGTGGCCGACAGTCCCCAGGGTCCGGCGGTTGTCGTAGTAGTGCGGGTCGACAAGGTACCCCAGGACAATGTTTACGGAGTGGAATACAAGTTCATCGAGAAAAAGGTCAGCGACCTGTAGGAGAGAGTCGTGCTCAAGAAATACGCGAACAGGCGCCTGTACGACACCGGAATAAAGCGCTACACCACGGTATCAGAGATCAGTGAGCGCGTCCTGAACGGTGAATCCGTACCTGCACACAACGGGGGCGATGCGACTTCAGAAGTGTTGCTGAGTATCATAGCCATGGATAAGCCGACCCCGGGTGAGCTGCGCGCCGCAATCAGAATGTACCGCTCCGTACGGCAAGGAAAGAGGGTGGGAGACCGCAAGTAGAAAGGTCAGGAATCATAGTCCGGATCAAGGAGAAACTGACATGCTGATACTGGCGAGACGGTGGGGTGAAACAATCATGATCGGGGATGAGATAACGATCACTGTGCTGGGGATTCAGGGGAATCAGGTACGGATCGGAATCAATGCCCCGAAGAGCGTTAAAGTACACCGCAAGGAGGTTTATGAGCGAATCCAACGAGAGTTGCAAGACGGTGAGAAGAGTGCGGCATCATGACTGACGTGGGGTTGCGCCCGAATCTGGAAGCCCTTCTGCTGATCCTGGATGGGGTAGTATCGGTCGAGGCTGATCATGACGCCCTGGACCCCGACAAACCGACCTTCCGAGTGGTGTTGACGTTTGACCGGTTGCGGTTGCCTGATAGCTGGCAGATTCCGAAGCCGACACACTGGCTGGAAGGTCTGGTGGAGGAACTGCGCCTGTGGAGCACCCAGAAAACCCGGGAGGCGCAATGGGTCTCGAAAGAAGAACGCATGGGCTCCTCGATCGATACCCTGATGGCGCACTTCACCGAAGAGCTGAAGAAAGCCCAACGTGCCACCCCGCAGAACGTCAAGACGCGGCTGGATCAGCGCATCTACGCGGATGCCATCCTGAGGCTGCAGGAGCTGAAAGAGCGCCGGGCCGCAGGGGGTGTGTACTCCCACACCGAGAGCCGCCGGGAGAAGGCGCGTAAGACGTGGGAAGAGGAGGAGTTCGAAGGCCCGAAGCGGGAGGAGGAGCAGGCTCGACAACGCGATTCTTACAATTACCAGCAGAGATATCGCCCAGGGTATTCCGGCGATCCTTGGGAAGGAATTGATCCCGCGACACGCTCGAAGTACGAAGATATATTCCGCCAGTTCGGTGAAGGCAGATTCCGGGACGCGTTCACGCGAGGGTTCTACGGAAGCACACACACTCCGCCGCCGCCTCCACCGGACAACGCGAATAAACGGACATGGTACTCGGTGTTAGGCGTTACCCCGAAAGCGACGAAAAAAGAGATCACGCATGCCTACCGGAAGCTGGCTGCAAAGTATCACCCGGACCGCTACAAGGAGGCGGACGGGCATGAGCGCATGGCAGAGATCAACACCGCACGGGATACCGGGTTAGGTGGGCTATGAACGGAGAGGGTTTCGCTTACTTCTGTTGGCACAGGCTAAACTGGCCTCATTGGACAGAGTGCCGGGGCGTTAACGACAACCGCATATGCTCGTATCGTTGGGCTGGACGGGTTTGGCGTTAAATGCGCAACGCCAACTGCAAGCTTTGTAGGCTCCATGAGCATGCGACCACGGTATGCATCAACGGAGACGGCCCCACAGATGCGGACATACTCGTAGTCGGGCAGAATCCGGGACAGCAGGAGGACCGCAAAGGCAAACCGTTCATAGGCCCCTCAGGCAAGCTCCTGAAGAGTCAGATAGCCAAAGCTGACCTGGGCGATATGCGCATCCGCTACACCAACATCGTGCGGTGTCTGAGTCCCGACAACCGCGAGCCGACCGCGAAAGAGATCAAAGCCTGCAAGCCGTATCTGGATGCGGAAATCGCACGCGTCGACCCCCGGTACATTGTGCCTCTCGGGGCTCCTGCGACGAAAGCCGTTGCCAAAGCCAAGGTGAGCACCGCGCACGGACAGATGATCGGGAAAGACGGCCGCGTCATCGTCCCCAGTTATCATCCCGCGGCAACCTTCCGTGACCCCTCCAAGCTGCAGGTAATACAGCAGGACTTCGCACGGCTGAAACGCCACATCGACGGCACTCTCGGTGCGACTCAGGACAAGTTCCAGTACCGCGTCGTCACGGACCGCAGCGTGCTCCGCGAGTTTTTCGAGGCATTCGATGCGGCTGACGAGTACGCCTACGACACCGAGACGAACGGGCTCATCCATGCAGCTCCGGGGTTTCTCGTCCGTTGTATCGCATTCGCGTTTGAGGATTGTTCGTGGGTCATACCGCTCGAAATGCCGGGGAGTTTATATGCGAACGATTACCCTGCCCAGGCGGAGTTTTTCCGGGTGGTGGCACGTAAAGCTGCGGATAAATGGGCCGCGGTGTTCCACGGCAAGTTTGATGCTGGAGCGATCCGCCGCGTCTACAACGTGTCGTTACCGTACCATTTTGATGCCATGCTGGCCCACTATCTCCTGGACGAAAACCAGGACCATGATCTGAAGTATGTGTCGCGTGTTGAATTGGATTGCGAGGAGTACGACTTACCGAAGGAGTTGAAGCTCAGCGACACGCCGCAGTGGTCCGTACTGATGCAGAATATCGAGAACCGCAACAAGTACTGGAAATACAACGCCCGGGACGCCTGGAACACGCTGCATCTGGTGCCACGGTTCGCAAAACGCCTGCGCCGCAACCCCGCACTCCAGCGGCTCTTCAATGAGCTGGTAATGCCGTCCTCGTACGCACTGGAGGCGATCGAAGCCCGGGGACTGCCGCTGGACCTCGAACAGTACCGTGCGATGGAGATCCGGGTTGAGCTGGAGCGGGATGAGTCTGCGGAGAAACTGAACAAGCTGGCGGGACGGCGTATCAACTGGAACTCGCGCGATCAGATTGCCGTCGTGCTGTTCGATGACCTGGGCCTGCCGGTGATGGCCAGAACACCCACCGGGGCGCCGTCGACCAGTGAGGAAGCGGTTGTCGACCTCAAGGGAAAGCACCCCATCATCAACGAGCTGCTGCACTACCGTGAGCTGGATAAGATCCTGGGGACATATCTGCAGGGGTGGCGTAAAAAAGGTCACGTCATCAAAGACAAGCTGTACCTCTCTTACAAACAGCCCGGCACGGTTACGGGTCGTTTCAGCTCCCGGCTGCACCAGATACCTACGGATGGAGAAATACGCTCCATAATCGCACTCCCGGACGGCACGCCTGTCGCCAGGGACTGGCAATTCGTAGCCGCGGATCTATCACAGGCAGAGCTGCGCATTGCCGCGGAGATGTCCGGCGACCCGAGTCTGATAGAAGCGTACCGCAGCGGTCGGGACGTGCACTGGGACACGGTGCTGTACATGGTCGCCGCGGGGCACATGGATGAATACGCCGATCAGGCTTTCGACACCGCGCGGGAGATTCAAGATCAGTTCTACGTAGCCAACGCGGGGAAGTACAAAAAGAAGTTTATTGACCTGAGTACTGCGTTGGAGGTCATGCGGATAGCTGGCGTAGATAACTGTAAAAAACTCTGGAAAGGCTGGAAAGACGCCCGCGACTGTGCAAAGCGCATTAACTTCGGTTTCCTGTACGGCATGTACGAGAACACGTTTATCGAAAAAGCGAAAGTTGACTACGATTGGATGTGCACCTGGAAGCAGGCACACGCCTATCGCCAGGGGTTCTTCGAGCAGCGCCGCGGACTGGAGCCGTGGCACGAGCGGTGCAAGAAACTCGCACGGATCGATGGGCAGGTAACCGACATGTTCGGGCGCATCCGCAGACTCCCGGCGATCCAGAGCAGTGACAAACTGGCGAAGATGGAGGCGGAGCGCCAGGCCATCAACGCCCCGGTACAGGGCACTATCGGGGATTGGAAAGCCGCTGCCATGGTCGAAATCCACGAGACAATCGATAGCGCTAAGTATAGACTCTGCGGCGAGCACCATGACGCACTCCTCGGGCTGGTCCGCCGGGGATATGAAGACGAAGTGCTCCCCAAGGTGCGTCGGATCATGGAGCGGCCACGGTTGCTGAAAACGTTCAGAATCAGAATGAAAGTCCCGATGGTGGTCGATGTGAATGTCGGTCCGTGGGGAAAAGGGGCGGCGTATCATGACCCAAATTAGTTGCTTCATTGCGGGATTCTTCACGGGGATATTCTGTGTGTTTGCATCCATGCTGATAGCTGCAGTAGGGAGGAAATTACTACAATGACTAGACGTAACAAAGACCTCTACGGGCTGTTGCCTCCAGCAGACCACGTCTGCGGCACCCCGGATGCGATGTGCGACACAGATTGTGTGGGGCGCGCCTACGCACCACTCAACCTGCATATGGTTGTGCAGTTACGGTTCGACCGCGAGGCGTTCACCGAGCTGAAAGAACTGCTGCGGGCTCATTCACAAGCCTCACGTACGGTGGAGCTGTCCCCTCAGGAGCGCCGCAGCCGGGACGCCCTGAAGCGGGTCTTTGACCAGATACGCGACGTGGAGTATAGCGGTGTATAGCGCTACAAGACCTCCGCCGAATAAATGCAAACAGCCGGGACATGTATTCTCGGAAAAGACCGGTAAGTGCAAGACGTGTCACGCCGAAGCCCAGCGCCGCAGACGTGGCTCATTGCACAAGACGGTACGGGGTGCCCCCCGGATAGCCGCCACGGTACAGGGCACCCCCTGTCGTACCTGCGGGGGCACGGAGCGGTACGCAAGCTGGGGCGGTTGCGTAGCGTGTCAGAGGCGGCACGGACTGCGGCACACTGTGAGCCGGACGCCGGATGTTCTGTATATTACGCTGACCCAGTGGCTCCTGAGCCCAGCACCGGAGATGTTACCCCATGAAGATTGAAGTCCTGGATCACGGCTACGTCGAATTGATAGAGTGTTGGGGCACGGGTAAGGATGGAGTCGACTTTCAATTTGAACCCGAGGTCGTGCACGACTACGAAATCGGTATCGTCGAGGCGGCCCGACAGTCTACCCAAGGTAGTTTCCGCGGGTGGAAAGAAGATGCGCCATTGCTACGCAGACTCTATAAAAACAACCATGCTACTCCGTTCGAGTTCGCCGGCATGGTCATCGAAGTGCAGGCGCCGATCATGGTGTTCCGTGAATGGCACCGGCATCGCACGGAGTCGTACAACGAGATGAGCGCGCGGTACGCGCCACTCCCTGACCTGTACTATGCGCCCGCCCGGGACGACGTGCTGTTGCGCGGAGAAAGAGCAGAGGTGACCCGAAACAGGCAGGAAGCGGGTACGGCGCCGTTTGACCCTGAGTATGTCGACCGGTGGTTGGCGCAGGTTGAGCACGCATACCGTCAGCTGGAGGAGATCTATCAGAACGCGCTGGCGCACGGTATCCCCAAGGAGCTGGCCCGCATCACCATGCCGGTCGGGCACTACAGCCGGATGCGCGCATCAGCCAACCTGCGCAACTGGCTTGCATTCCTGACGTTGCGGATGAGCTCGAATGCTCAGAAAGAGATCCGTTTGTATGCAACCGCAGTTTATAAAATAATGCTGCAACAATTCCCCCAGGTGATGAGCCTGTTCTACGATGCGTGGGTCGGGGTTCCAGACAGTGTTTAAAACCGGCTTCAGCAAGGTCAAGGCCTGGCGGTTTTGCAACAAGCTGTATGAATTCAGCGTGATCCGCAATCTGCAGCCCCGCCGCCGTGCGGCTCCGCTGCTGCGCGGGACCATCCTGCACGAGATGCTTGCGGCCCGGGACATGAAAGGCCATGCCGCAGCTGTTGCGGTATACGTCGACTACCTGGAGAAGTATGGCAAGCTGTTCGAAGAAGAACGCGAGTTCTACGGCGAGCACTTCATGGAAGATATCTGGCGGATCTATCGGGGGTATCTGCGTACCTACCCGGACGGGACTGCTCTGACATGGAAAGTACGCGCCACCGAAGGACGGGTACAGACGCAGCTCACACCGAAGATCCTGTTCGAGGGGCACTATGATCTGCGCGTGTTCTCGAACGGCAGGGAGTGGCTGGTAGACCGGAAATCGCACAAGGTGATCCCGACCGCAGAAGAACGCTTCAACAATTTCCAGCTGCTCCTGTACGCAGAAGCCTGGAACCGGGAGAACGAAGAGAAAGTCGACGGAATCATCTGGGATTACATCCGCACCAAAGCGCCTACGATCCCCGAGGTGCTGAAAGCCGGTACCGCCCTGACCCGCCGTGCGGACTTGGACACAGACCTCTATACGTACCGTAAAGCGATCCGGGATAACGGGTTCGACGAGGACGGCTACGCGGTATACCTGAAGGAGCTGGCGAAGCGGCCACCCGACCGGTTCTACGCCCGGGTGCCTCTGCCGATCCCATCGAAGCAGATGACAAAAACCGTGGTCGAGGAGTTCACGCAGACGGCTGAGATGATGCGGACCGCGAAGCACTTCCCCCGCAATGCGACGTACCAGTGCAGCCGCTGCGACTTTTTCAAACTCTGCAACGCCGAATTATCTGGCATTAACGCTAATTTTGTGGAACGATCCGACTATGAGCAACGTCCGGAAGATATACGCGATACCGAAGCCGCCTGATACGCAACCCCGTTGGGAGCGCTACGCCGAAAAGATGCTCGACGCAATGTGTTTTGCAATCACTTACTGGCTTACCTTCGGCGGGTGTTTCGTAGTAGCGTGGCTCCTGTCGGTTCCACCACAGTACACGCTGCTGGCCCTGATCCTCTGGATGGTATTCCCCCGCAAAAACGAAAATGAAAAAGTTGACTAAAAAGCCCGCGCGTTCCATCGAAGATCGCATCCAGCCTCTGTCCGAGGTTGATCGCAACGTCGCTGTTCTATGTTACGGTGACCAGAAAACCGGTAAGACCGTTTTCGGATGCTCATTCCCCAAGCCGCTGCTCCTCATCGACATCATGGAGCGCGGCACGGATTCTGTCATCGACGTAGCTGATGTTGACGTGGTCCACGCGGGCAGCACGGGCGACATGGAAGACCTGTATTGGCACCTTGAGGGTAAGACCCGGTACAAGTCCGTGGTGCTGGACCAGATGACCGGGTTGCAGAATCTCGTGATCCGCGAGATGAAGGAGAAGCGCAACCAGCGCTCCGACGACGTATTCTCGCAACGCGCCTACGGACAGCTGGGGGGCTGGATGACCCAGTGGATACTCAACTACAGTCTGCTGGTAGACCACGGCTACAATGTGTGCTTCCTGTCGCACCAGAAACGTATCGAGGCGCAGGAAGAGGACGACGACCGGCTGGCGCCTGAAGTCACCACGGCGCTGACGGGCTCCATCACGAATTTCCTGCTGGGTGCGGTGAGCGTGATAGGTAACCAGTTCATCCGCGAGAGCTACGACAAAAAGACCAAAGAGACCGAGATGCAGTACTGCATGCGGCTGGTCTCCGGGTTCTACCGCTGCGGCATCCGCCGCCCGGTGAGTGCGGGTCCGGTACCGGAGTACGTCGTGAACCCCACCTACGACAAGATCATGAAACTGTCCAAAGGCGAGTCACTGGCTCGGAAGGTCAAAAAGCTGTGAGCCGCTGGGACTACGCCCCTTTGCACGAGGCGCTTCACATCCCGGTAGGGCAAGTCCCGATCCAACCTACTACACCTACGGAGATGCGCAAGGCGATCGTAGAGGCGGGTCACCGCAGCAGCCCTTGGATACGTAGGGTATTCATCGAAGCGGATCTGCTGGGACTCAGTGGGGAGGATAGATACGTCCTGCTGGCGTTTCACATGCTGCTTGAGTGTGAGCGACGCCAGTGCCGAGACCTCGACGAAGTGATGCTGAAGCCATGACAGCTTGCATCTTCAGGGGCGGTTGCGCCTACAGACCCGAATGCATTGATTACTGTCAGCACGTAGAGCGGACTTTCAATATGAGCAACATCAACAAAGTCTCCAACGAACTCTCCCTGGTCACGGTGGTCATGCCCCTGGTCCGAATTCTGGCGGATACCCGGCTGTCGTGGGCGGAACGCGAGAAGGTCTCCATGGCTATCTGCGTGACGCATCAACAGTGGACTGCGTTGGAGAAAGAGCGCCAGCTCCATCAGCAAGCCCAGGCGTCCGGCCAGCAAACTCAGAACGGCGGCACCGGCACGTTGAACCGACCACAGTATGATATCGGCTGATTTATACAACACCATGAGTTTTACCTCTGTGACGATCTGCGATGGGTGTAAACAGAAATCCGACGGATTGTCGGCGGGCTGGTTCGAGCTGTCGACTTCGTCGGTTATTGTTTTTACCGTCAAAGATGAAGTGATTGGCGGCCCGAACAACCCCTTAAAACAACTGAAAGGCCCGTTGCATTTCTGCAGTTTGAAGTGCTTCGGAAGGTTTTTAGGCCCAATCAATCCATGATACCGGCTGATTTATCCAACACCAACCAAAGGAGCGAACAGTACCCCATGGCAATCAAGAAACCCGCCCGACGCAAAAAGGGCAACGTCACCACTCTCGACTTCGCAGGCGTCAAGTCCGGCGGCACGATCCCTGACGGCCGCTACAAAGCCAAAATCATCGAGGTCAGTCAGGAGGAAGGTCAGGACTCCGGTGAGCCCTACATGAGTCTCACCTGGGAAATCACCTCTGAGAAGCGCAACGGACGTGAGGTGCGGTTCGATAACTACTCGCTGCAGCCGCAGGCACTCTGGCGCGTCAAGAGCCTCCTGGAGGCGATGGAAGTCGAGGTACCGGACGGAGAGCACGAAGTCGACTGGGACGAGATGGTCTCGGACGAAGCCGAATGCATCATCGAGTTGACGGGAGAGAAGAACAGCGAGGGTAAGACTTATGCCCGTGTTACCGGGCATTACCCGCTGGAGGACGGCAACACCGTCGACGATGAGGAGGACGAGAAGCCTGCACGACGGAAGAAACCGGCCAAGGATGAGGATGACGACGATGACGAACCGCCGAAGCGCCGGGGCAAACCGTCCAAAGACGATGATGACGATGAGCCCCCGAAACGCCGGGGGCGCAAAGACGAAGACGACGATGATGACGCGGACGACAGGCCTGCGCGGAACAAGAAGATCAAAAAGGGCGCTGAGGTGAAGTTCAAAAACGAAAAAAACAAATTCGTTACCGGCACCATCGAAAAGATCGACGGAGACCAGGCGACTGTGGTCACCGACCAGGATGACGCCTACGAGATCGACGTTGAAGAATTGACTGTCGTCGGCTGATCGAACCAGGCGCGCTACCCCTACGCACTATACGCCCGTCCATGTCCTGCAGAATGCCGCGTACAAGCCGGCGGGATATTCGGAGTGGTGCGTAGGGGTAATTCGAGACTATGAAACTACGTCCGTACCAGGAAGAATGTGTCGTCAAAGCCCTTTCCCTCATGCGGGATGGCGGAGGCTTCGGAATATGGTTGGAACAGCGCACAGGGAAGACGGTCACTGCGATAAAAATCGCGGACACAGTGCAACCAAAACACCTCTGGATAGTGTGCCCCAAAGCCGGCGGCGCAGCTCCTGAAGTCTGGTGGCGCGAGATCGGCAAATGGATGAAGGACCACCACGGACTTGATGACACGCAGATCCGGGTGATGAATTACGAGCAGTATGTCAGCAAGCGTCTCGCACTTTACAAGGAAGCCAAAACCCTCAGCGACCTGATGATCATCGGGGATGAGCTGCATTACATCAAAAGCCGCGGTGCGTCCCGCTCGCGTGTTGTGCGGCGCCTGGGGAAGTACGCCCGCTGGCGCCTGGGACTAACCGGAACTCCGATCGCACAGGGGATTCAGGATGCGTGGTCGTTGTTTGATTTCCTGGACCCTGAAATATTCGGTCGGTTCGATAATCTGTATGAGGACCCCAAGCGTAAAAAAGGGCTCATCGAAGAAGGCTTCGAAGAACGTTATCTCGTCCGGGGCGGCTACAAACAACACGACGTAGTCGGGTTCAGGAACGAGAAAGAGTTCTATCGCAAGTTCCACGCGCACAGCTACCGTAAGACCCTGCGGGAGGCGCGCGACAAGCCCCTCATGATCAAGTACACGCAGATTCCCGTAGAGCTGAAGAAGAAGACCAGGGCCGCGTACGAGGAGCTGAAACACGACCTGATTACCGAGGTCAATAAGACCAAGATCAAGGTCAAGAGCGTGCTTGCCAGCCTCATCAAACTCCAGCAGGTTACCGGCGGCAGTGTGCTGGTCGCATCCGAACAGGAAGGCGAGAAGCCTTCGTTGTTGGATATCAGCCGGGAGAAGATCCACCAGCTGACAATCTCAGTCCGGAAGATCCCCGCAGGGGAGAAGTTCATCGTCATAGCGCGGTTCATCCACGAGATCGACCGCATTGCGGCCGAGCTGCGCCGCATGGGGTATCACACGGCGGTCGTGCGCGGCGGGGAGCCCTACGACGGTAAGTTCAAACAGGACTGCATCGTCATGCAGATTCAGTCCGGTATCGCCGTCGATATGTCCAAAGCCAATCACATCTTTTTCCACAGCATCGACTTCAGTTACCTCAATTTCGAGCAGTCCCGGTTCCGCATCCTGGATTTCGAGAAGCCGGTGGGTCACTATTACTTCCTTAACGCTATGGACACCATCGACGAGGACATCTACACTGCGGTGACGCGCAAGAAAAAAGTCGCAGAGCTGATCTGCGATACATACAGGACGAGTTGACTATGAAAGAAATACAACGGTATCACTACGTAGACGATGGCGGCCCGTTCCCGTTGGCCACGTCACCCAACGGCACGGGGTGCCGGTGGTCGGATGTCGAAGCGCTCCAGAAAGAGCTGGTGGAGACTACCGCCAAAGCCCTTGCTGCGGTGTGGTTGATTCCCGAGGATCAGAACATCGCGGGGTTGAAGGATCTGTACGACGAAGCGCGACGCACTCTCATGGGGGGAGACAAGAAGACGATTGCGAAGCTGCAGGACGATCTACGGTATGCACAGGAGGCATATCAGCATGCAGTCCGGCCCGAACGTCCGGGTATCAACATGGTGTATGGAGTAAACCCCAAAAATCCTGATTTACGTACTGTGCTGATGCTGACAGTTGTGCATCGGGATACCAACGGGGGTTTAGTCGTCGAGGTACAACTGCCGTGACCGTGCGCAAGATAACTGACTTACGCAGCCGGGTCCGTAAGATAGTGAAATCCCGCCTGGGGCTGCGTGACTCTGGAGAAGTGTTATCGCCAGAAGAGAACAACGCCGCCGAAATTCTCAAGAAAGAGCCGAAGCCGCAACGTCATCTGACCTACGCACTTACAAAGCCGCGTGTCGTTATCGGGTACGTGACACTGACGCAGCTCGCGGCGGAGCGCGGCATGCAAGCCCAACTAGCGCGGATCTACATGAACCGTGCGGGAATTAAGAAACCCTTAGAGGGTTGGCGCTGGCTTGCGACTGCACGAGCGCTCAAAAAGGTACGCAAAGCGTTGGGGTTGCTATGACTCTCAACCGGCTCTGCAAGATTTTAGAAGAGCTGCGTGCGGAGAACGGGCGTTGCCGAGTCAGCATCGCGAAGGAGTCATTCCGAGACAACCGTGAGAACGATGGATGTACTATTCTCATGGTCTACGGGGTAGACGTTCGATGGATCAACGATGCGGATGATGATGGAGGCACCGCTGTCAACAAAGACGGCTCCGAACGGGGACGCACGACTGTGATTCTCTTTGGAGACTCGTATGAGCGAGGCTAGCTTCTGGAAGTACCTCGTGAAGCTCCTCCCGAAAGCGGGGCACTATTCCCGCATCGAAGCGCCGGACACCGCTGTGGGGTTCCCGGATGTCCATTATACTTACGAGGGACAAAGCGGTACCATCGAACTCAAGGATGCGAAGCGTCCCGGCGCCAAATACCCCTTCAGCGGTCAAAGCGGACTGCGTCGGAGCCAGCTCACGTGGATGACACAGGAGTGTGATGCCGGCGGCGCCGTGTTTCTCGCACTCCAATGTTATGACCGCGTGTACATCCTGAAAGCGGATCTGTATTTCGATGAGCTGCACCGCATGACCGAGGAGCAGATTGCCCGGGTCGCTTCGATGCACTGGGTGAAACGCTCTTCAGATGTACTGTTGACCGAGCAGTTAGAGAATCTGTTGTACACCCCATGATTCTACCCGTCCCCCGCCTGGTGTTTGTCCCCTTCGAGTGGAACGGCGCGAAGTGGGTCAAGCGGGATGACATCCCCCGGTTCAAGGAACCCGAAGAGGCGCTACAGTGGGCGTGGGCCAACCCGGAGGCTCTCACCCGGGATGGAAAGCCTGTTTACTGGCAGTGGATCGAGTGCCACGAGCCTGAATTCATCAAGGAGTTCCTGCGCGGGGTAGGTACTCCTGAGTGGTTGACCCTGAAGCACTGACATGAACTGACACAGGATATACGAAAGGAAACACTCCATGAAGACTGCCATACTCGCCTGCCTGCTGACTCTTTTCGCCTGTCCTGCGTTCGTCAGCGCGACCAACACCTGCTACGCCGCCCGGCTATACGTGAATCTGCCCGCCGAGGCCGCCGGCCACAACCTCCACCTGAGTCTCTACGACTTCACGGGCGATGGAACAAAGCGCCATGTGGTAGACGTACTCACTCAAGGCTCCTTGACCGTGGAGTATGCTCTGCACTGGTCAGATGTCTGGGAAGTGGGCCTGACACTAGCCGATGGTGAGATCGTGACGGGGCAGCTCACGGTCCCGGCCGAGACACAGTGCTGGTCCGCGACCAACGCGCCGGTCTACGTGCTGGACCTCTCAAACGCGACGTAGCAGCAATGAGCGACCGGACCTCAAAGGATGTCGTATCTCTCTTCAACGCTTGGTATAAAAAAGCGCATTGGAGAACTGGTCCCGGCCCGGACGCCCGCGAAGGGTTTGAGGCTGGATATGCCGCAGGGAATTCACGGGATGAGACCGCAGAGGGACGGAGCCACTTACACAACGCCCTGAGATGTTTGGAACTGAAAGACGGCGAATCTTTTCGCGTCCAAGTTAAAGAAGGAGATGGTGAACAGTTTTGGTACTCACTTGCGCGAGCTTTCGAGACGAATCGAGGTTTACCGGTCGAGACGGCAGCGCCTCTGGCGACTGCATTGGCTCGCAAGGTCTATGTCACGTCAGAGCGGCACCTATCCGGGTATCGGCTCATCCTGGGGTTCGAGACGCTCTCCGATGTGCAAGCGGCTCATACAGAAGTCACACACATAGGCTCATCGGAGGAACCGTCTGTAGCTCCAACCCCAGAGCACGCCAAGACCAGCACTTACATCACTATCGTCTGTGACGGATGCGGCGCCCGCGCAGACCTTCCACGAGCCGGACGTGAAGGCGTACCGCATGAGACGCCGACCTCAAATGAGCGCGTATCAGACGACGCCCTTCGTCAGCAGCTCACTTACTGGCGTGAGCGGCGCGACAGCATGGGAGTGCAACTCGCGGCGCTGCTTTTCGAGCTTCAGGAGTCGCGCTCACACAAACGTGTCGTCACGCACGCACTCGGGGCTATAGCAGGCGGCGATATCTATCCGCAAAAGCTGGCACGTGAGGCGCTCGATCTGATGCGACAACCGGTCGAGACGAACGGTCGCCTATGGACTCAAGCAGAGTGGACACTGAAAAACAAGCAGGTTGATGAGCTGGAGATTGAACTCAGACGCTATAAGAAGGCTCTCCAGACCGCAAACGGTTTCCTCATCATGAACAACCTGGAGCCGGTGAAGTTGGAATACTCATCGGAGGAACCGGAAGTGCGCATTCCCGGGAATCCTGACAGTCCGGCGACGACCTATGGAACACCGTTGAAAGCCTCAGCGGTTACTGAGGACCCGCCAGAGGCATGAGCGTCCGATCCGTGTCGGCGCTGACAATCCCCGTGAGGTTACGCGTAGCGGGCGCAATCCCCGTTGACGAACGCAGCGACTGAGCTGCCTGTTGTACTACCGGATGTTGCATGGCTTCGGGAGACGAACGCAGCGTTGCGGCCGCAGAGGAGGCATCCCGGTTCGCCAGGTGCGACAACGCATCCTTGATCGCACTGATGGCCCGCGCACCGAGTTTTACTTCTCCCCCGTCTGCATAGCGCCCCCCGCGGGCCAGTCCTGCCTTCAGTGACGGCAGTTTCTCACGCGCGCCCGCCATGTGCTGGTCGATGTTGTGGAGCGCACCGCCGATCGGGATGTGGGGCATGCGCATATGCCCGGCGTAGCCTGCAGCCCCCATCGGGTTGCCGAGTTTGGGGAGCGTCGCCCGCATTGTCATGGGGTCGCCTACGAGCGAAGCCAGAGGAGAGATCGCACCGCCTGCGGCGTGGTGTTGCATAGCGTGACTCAGCAAGGCAGAGCCCTTGTCGGCCTGATTGAACTCTGTTGCGACAGCCCGCGAGGGTGCGTGCTTCAGGTTGTCCGGGTGCCACCCATGGGCAATCGCGGCCATGAGTCGGGCCTGGGGCTCGGTTTTGGACGGCATGTCAATTCCCTCCTGCAGGCTGGCCTGAAGCACCCGCACCCCAGTTGAGCGCACGGCGTAGCATCGGTGCCTCCCCTGCAACCCGGGCTACCCCGAGCGGCGCCACGAGAGCCGGATCGGTCACCGCATCGAGCCCCACGTCCTCCAGGCTCTTAGGCGGCGCTACGCCGGCCGCCTGCTGGAGCCGCTGCTTGAGCTGCCCCAGACGCTGTGCCGCCTCGCGGGACGACTGAGGGTCGATTGAGGCCCAGAATTTCTGCGCCCCCTCCCCAGGCAAGTACCTGTCGACCGCCTCAAGCGTTTTCGGGTCCACCACCTGAAGGGGGGAAGACGCATTCGCAGCTTGGGCCGCCTGGAGCAGCCGGTGCGGGATTCCTGAGATAGTAGCTCCAGCCTGGGCTAAGCCGTGAGGAACCGCGGAGAGCGCATCCAGGATGCCCGCAGGAGTGCCTCCCTGCCCGCGTGTCCACGCCCTGCCGCCAAGAGCGGGGTTGCCCTGGGCATCGAGACCGTAGGCGAGCGACGCAAGGTTTGTAGCGACCCTGGCGCGGTCCTCCGCGGCCTGGGAGCCGGCGCTGGGATTGATCTGCCGCGCGTAATCCGCAAGCCGGCGTATGGACGACTGCGTGTCGTCCGGGGTACCCCCTTCCGCCATCGTCTGCCGGCGGGTGAGGAACCCCGGCTGGAGGGGGTTCTGAGCGGGACTGGGTGGCAATGCCGGCCCCTGAGGCACCGGAGCTGCGGCTGGTGGCGGCGCCGCAGCCAGGGCCGGCTCATCCGGGCTCTGGATCAGAGGCAGCTTGGGCGCACGGTCCCCGATTGCCGCAGCCCGGGCGGCGCGCTCTTCGGCCAGCTTGTCGAGGTATTGCCCGATGCGTTCCATCAGCTCTACCCGGCCCCCGCCGGCATACTCCCCCGTAGTGTCGGGGACGGTTTTACCTTCCGGACCATCCGCATTGATGACCTGATTCTCGTACCCCTCACGCTCCGCTTGCAGCTCGCGGCGGGGTCGGTCTACAAAATAATCCTTGACCGCAGCGAGTGCGTCCCGCACAGCGCCTCCAAGCCCGGGGGATGCGGGAGACGAGGAACTTACCTCACCGCCGCCCGCAAACCCGCGCCCCCGCCGTGCAAGCGCTGCACGCAGTCGTTCGATCGGATCACCGGTGTTACCTCCAGGACCCTCCAGGCTCAAGTCTCCCGCGACCTTGCGCAGCCGGGCCGCAGCCTGTTGGTTGCGGAAGTTCATCTGCGCATCGGAAGGCTGAGGCAACCCCATGGGGGCTGTCTCAGGCGCCCCCGGAGGTGTACGCATCCTGTTCTGGTTAGGAGAAATCGACGGGGGCCGGTAAGCTACTCCGGGAGCCCCCACCGGAGCGCGCTGTGTCCCCCCCTGTTCCAACACGTTTTCGAAAGGAACTCCTCCAGCCGTGGCCGGAGGCGCGCCGTTTTGTGGCGCAATTGAGAAATCCCCCCACTTCTGCGGCCCCTGGAAATCAACCGGCTCCGCGGGACGTTCCGGCACCTGTGCCAGCTGCTCACGCAAAGCCTGCAGACGCGCACGGGCAGGATGCTGGGCCCCTGCGGCCTGCACATCCGGAGTAAGCCCCAGGCTTTCCAACGTGCCGGGGGTTGTCGCGCCGCCCCCTGCGTTCACCATGTCAGGCGACGGCAAGTAGCCTCCAAATTTCGGCGCAGGAGCCGGAGGGGGCGGTGAGAAGCTGCCCGGCATCCGCGCAGGAAACATCTGATTCGCCGCGGCCTGCGCTGCGTCAGGATCACCTGTCATCGAGCGTCGGGCCAGTTTACCCAACGCCGTGCGGACCCAGCTTGCGGGGTCTTTGAGACTGATATCCTGCAGATCGCGGGCCATACTCGGGGGGTTGTACCGGGTCGCCTGGGTCGGCAGAGAAGCAACCTCCGGGTGGGTATCATAGAAATCCGCCAGCAACCGGGTACCCCCGTCCAGCAACTGAGGCTCCGCACGATACGCACGCGCCAATACTGACAAGTCAATATCGTTGCCCCGTAACGCACTCTGGATCGTCGCGTTTTTTGCCAGCGTCTTGCGTGCGTCTTCAAACTGTTCAGGAGTTACATCACTACCCGCGGGGATGCTGCTCTTGACGTGGTCCTCAATCGCACGGGCGAACTGCAGTTGCGCACGGCCGATCTGCTGGTTGCTGACATCCTCGGAAGCGAGGTTGGTAAATCCTTCCTGACGCAATCCCCGCATCTCATTAATGAAATTCTGCCCCGTGAATACCCGGGTCGGATTCAGCAGCTGCTGCTTCAGGTCCTCAATCTGCGCCTGGGCCACCGGAGAGCCTGCACTCATGCGTCCCTGGGCAGGATCACCCCCCTGTCGGATAGCGGTCTGAGCGTCCTCGTTCAGACTTCCGGAAGGTAATGAATTCGCCAGCCGGTTGTAGACCGAGTTGGGCTCCCGCTTTGCGTCCTGCAGAATACTCTGGGACAGCAGCGGTTCCTGATTTGCAGGGATACCGGCTTCGTTGGCTCCGATCGTATGTGCGATGTTCTGAGTATGCAGACGCAACGCCTCCATACCGGAAGGACCCGCGAGATTGCGCGCTACCGGCGAATTCTCAGCGGTACGCAAGCCTGCCCGCTCAAAGAGAGGCATTTCAGCATGCGTGTTGTTCGCACGGGCCAGACCCTCCTCTATCATGGAGCGCATTTCGGGGTATCTCAAAGCAGCAGCGGCCAGTGCGGTAGCCCCGACGCCTCCTGCTATCCCCAGGCCGATTGACGCACCAGAGGGGCGCCCCGTTACTGCAGCTCCCCCTGGGGGATTAGGTTGCGAGTCAACCCCCGCTGCGTGAGCTGCAGCGAGAAGCTGCTCATCCGACATGCTGTCGTAGTCTTGCTCAGCCATCTTAAGGTGCCCCGGCAGGTTGCGTCTGTTTCTGCCTGATCATCTGGATAAGCGCTGCCCGTTGCTCAAGGGTCAATGCCCCGGGCGGATGAGCGTACCCCAACACATCCCGGGTGCGGGGGGTAAGGAACCGCGTCTCGAAATCTGCCGGGTGGGACGGCAACTGCTCATATGAGAACTTTGTCCCATCCACCTGGTCTTTCAGAAACTTCAGGTAGTTCTGCACCGCCCCCTGTGCTTGCTGCGGGGAAGAGGTAGTAGAGAAATTTTTAGCGAACTCCTGACGCTCAGTTACACCTCCTCCTCCCGGGACGATGGACTTGGTCAGCTCATCCCCCAGGATAGGCGCGACTGCCTGAATATTAGTAGGGTCTGCACTGCCGAACCACGTAGCTATTTTATTCTTAGCGTAGTTTATGGCCTGCGGGTCTTTATTGTTGAGCGCCGTGAACAGATCGTTGAAGTCACTCAGATGGGCTACGACGCGATTAGTACTGGTCAACGCCTGCCCCGTTTTACCCCCGGGGGTAAAATCATTCTCTGCCTTCTGCTGACTCTTCAACAGCTGACTGTTAGCCATGATTGCCGCATCAGTTTTACCTTCCGCCGCAGAGCGTTGTGCAATATGACTCATGATGTCATTGACCATCGCAGGGTTGCGGGAATACCCCGGGGGTAGGGCGTGCGTATTACCCCAATACTGGTACAGGTAGTCCATCGTCTGATCATCGATCTGCCCCGGAGCGGTTGGAGGTTTCGCTGTTTTAGCCACCGGAGCCAGCCCCGGTACCCGTTGCCCGGTGTGAGGGTCAGTAGGAACCAGTTCGCTCCCGGTATCCAACCAATGAATATTCGCGGGCGGAGTCTCAGGCTTCGGGGGCTGTGCAGTCGCCTTCATGGCCGCATCCAGCATCGAAGTCTGGTTGCGCTCTTTCAGTTCCTGCAGCTGGAGTCTGGCTTTCAAGGAAGACGCATCCACGCCCGTCAGCTGCTGAGCCAGCGAATCATCCTGAGTCTGCTGACCTTGCTGAAACTGCTGGTTCTGCTGGCGCCAGTCTGCAACCGCGCCCATCGCGTTGCTGAGCTGGTTGGATATACCCCCCGCGTACCGGGATGGCGCCATCATTGCCTGGGCGACCCGCATCCCTAACACACCGGGGTCCATCCGCTGGGCCGCAAGGTGCTCCCGGGCCGCGCGCAGTTGCTGGCGCGCCTGCTCCGCATTCGCCTCGAAGTCCTGGAAGATCGAAGCTTCCCCGCGGGTGTCGACGCCTTCCGGATGCTCTTTGAGGTAGTTCTCTCCCCACGCGCGGCCCGCAGGGGACACGGGAGGCGCCTGCAACGAATCCAACGCACTTGGCTGCGGTGGAGAGCTGTCGTCCTGATCGTCAGCCATGATCTACGCCGCCTCCCGTAAATGATCCAGTGCGCTGCGCCGGTGCAGTCGGCGCCGCATGGAGCCGCCACGCGCCGCGCCTCCCAGCGCACTGCCTACGGAATTCGAATTGAGTGCCGCATAAAGCCCGAGGGACTGACTGAGCGGGGAAGCGCCGGTTGAAGGAGCATACGAGGTCTGCGATCCCTGTGTCTGTCCGGGTACGGTCGTCGGCGTCGCAGTGCCGCTCATCATCTGCGACAGCCATGATGCCTGCTGGTACGGATACTGCTCCTGGTTGAGGAAGTCCTGACGTCCCACGTTGAGGTTCTGCTGATTGAGGTTCTGCTGTTCGGCGCCGATCGTATCGAGCGCGCCTGCACCCTGCAGCCCCAGCGTCTGCCCGGTAGACGCCAGCCCGCCCAGGGTACTCGCACCCTGCAGCCCCAGCGCTCCCTGCTCGTACCCGAGACCCCCGCCGATCTGACCCAGGGTGCCCAATGCACCCGCGCCTTGCAGACCCAGCGAGCCCTGCTGACCTGCAATGCCCGCGGCCGTCGACCCGAGTCCCTGTTCGATCTGCGCCCCCTGCAGCCCAGCCTGTTGAGCCTGGGTGTAGGCCTGTCCCAGGGCAGCATTGCCCGTAGCCTGGATACTCTCTGCGAGCTGGTTCGCCCCTTCCGTCTGGGCGCGCAGATCCGCAGAGGAGCCCGCCTGTCCGGCGGCGGCGTACTGCTGGTTGATCGAGGGCTGCAGCTGGTTCTGCCAGAACTGCTGAGCCTGGGTTTCGGCCTGTCCGATCACGTTCTGCGCATACGGGTTCATCTGCGCCGCAGTCGGCGCCATCCCTTGCTGCAGGTACTGTTGGGCCTGGGGCAGGTACCCCAACGCCCCCTGGTAGCCCTGATTTGCGGTCCCCAGCGCACTGCTGATCCCGGATGCAGCCTGCGGCAGATAGGACTGCGCGTTGGTGAGTGCTGCCGGGTTCGCGGAAGAAGTCGCAAGACTCTGAGCCTGACCCAGCGGCGTCTGATACTGACCCTGCAGATTCTGCACCGTACTCTGCGCCTGGGTCTGCGGAGCCGTGAACCCCGCAACCTGCGGACCCCCGTACGTCTGGTACGGCTGGGACGCCAGCACGTTGGCCTGATTCAGGATGCCCTGGGAGTAATCCTGCAGCCACGTGGGGACGTTGCTCTGACTGGAGCTGTAGTTGGTCCCCTGAGCCGGGGTCGACCCCTGGAACAGGAAGTCCAGTGCGCTCATGACGATTTACCTCCCCGGAGATAGGACTCCGCGGGCTTCGCCTTCATGAACTGCTTGCCCTTTACCAGCTGCTTACCGGCGTGCTTGCGGATACGTGCACGGAGCTGATCCAACGCACGGGAGCCTGCCTCGTTGGAACCGTTCCCGAGCATGGATACTGTTCCGGCGTCCATGACGTACTCACCTCCGGAGAGTTTGGCGTCGATGGCATCCGAGGTACCGTCCCCGTGTCCGGGATCTGCGACATAACTGTCTCCTTGAGTAGAGTCAAACGCGCCGCCTTCCGACATGCCCCGCATGGAATTCAACAGATAAGGCTGGATGCCGATCGGCGGACTCTGCGGAGTGGTCGACCCTGCACCTCCGCCGGACGCCTGGGTAGCGCCCTGCGTGTTGGGGGAAAACCCCTGCACGGTGGGCAGCTGGTTGTTGCTGAAGAAGCTCTGCTCCGGACCCTCTCCGTAGGTATACCAGTTCTGCACATTCGGCTGGGTATACTGCCGTGAGTAAGTCGCGGGGGCGTGGATGATGTTGGACGGTGAGCTGTTATAGCCTGATGGGGTAGCCGGAGCAGATGCCGGCTTGTTGCCCCCACCCGCAGCCGCCGCTAGCAACGGTGCAAGCGCGCCGTACTTCTGGAGGAGCTGACCCAGGGAAGACACTCCGAGCGCGCTCCCCAGCCCGCTCAGTATCCCGCCACCACCACCACCTCCGCCGGACATACTACTGCCCGCGTACGGGTTGTTGATGTTGTCCACCCCGGACTGATTAGCCTCATCCAGCTGGGCATTCGCACTGCTCGTGTCGATCGGAACCAGACTGCTCTGGTCCGGCGGGGTATAGAAAGGGTCGGTCGCCTGCCACGTGGGGCTGTCCGACGACGGCGTAAAATAATCTACGTAGCCCCCGTCGTCGTAGTGACGCGCACGGTCTGCGAAAGAGCCTTCGTAGAGATGCTTCAACCGGCTGCGTACGTTGTTTTTACTCACATCGCCACCACTGCTGAATTTGGTAGAAGTCAGGGAACGGGGAGCCCGGCTCGCCAGCGCCGTAACATCCGCCGCGGTTGTCTTCTGGTCCTGGGCTTCCCGTTGAGCCGTAGCTGCCTGATACTGCGCCTGGAATGGGCTGTTTTTATAGATGTCCTGAAAGGGCGACTGTCCCCCGACAGAGGTCCAGTCGTGCGCGGCGTTGCCTGACATGTACTCATTCGTCATGTCCTGCAACAGCCCCTGGTTTGTCGCGGTGTAGGTCTGCCCTACATTGTTGTAGCCCGAGCCCATTGAATTGACCCAGGGGGATACGACCTGGTTGTATACCGCATTCGGATTGTTGCCCAACGACGGGTTGGCCGTAACGGCCTGATTGATCTTACCCACCAGGTCGTTGGTGAACTGCTGCTCACCCATGCGTCCATACTGCTGGTACTCAGGCAGCGTGGAGGAACGCCGGTCCATCAGGCCCGCCATCTCAAGGTATGGATTCTGAACGCTGGCGGCCACGCCCGGGTTGTTTCCATACTGCCCGGTCGCGTCGATCACGTTCTGGACCGCTGAAGTCTCAGCGTCTTTCTCTCCGGGGCCGAATGCGGAAGTCAACGCCCCCAGAGCCCCACCGACGACGCCCCCGACAACCGTTCCCAGGCCCGGGACGACTGAACCCACCGCTGCCCCGGTGGTCGCGCCGGCTTCAGCGTCGGATGCGGTATTCCCGGACTGCCAATTGTTGATTTCGTTATAGACATCCAGCGGAATGAGTATTCCACTGCCCGCAGTAGACAGAGCAGACTCACCGCCCAGCGCACCCGCCATCTGAAGCGCGGAAGCAGCCGCCCGGGTGTCTCCTTGCCAGCCTCCCTGCTGTAACCCCTGGTATATCCCCAGAGCATCCAGCGCACCGGTGGCTCCGGTATTCAGCGCGGAATCCCCCATGTAGTTGCCTGCCAGCTTGGTAGCCTGCAACCCCGCACGGGTTTGTCCGATAGGATTCCCGGAGGTAGCCCCCCGGTACATGTTGTAGTCAGACAGACCCGATGAGATGTAATCCGCCGGGGTACTCATAGCTGCACACACTGTACGAAGCGCTCAGCCCAGCTGCGCCAATCATGAAAACCCTTGGGCACAGGCGGGCTGGCCGTAGCGATCGAAGGAATGGAGATGACGCCTGCAGCCCAGGATTGCCAGTCCTCGCCCATCAACCGGGGTACCGGCGCTGCGGTAGATAACGTCAGACTCACCGCATCCGTCCACTGCTTGAGCGTGAGATGTCGCGGGTCGATCACTTGGTGTACCTCCCGTCGGTCTCTTCAATATGCGCAAGCGTATTACCCAGGGTGTAGTCCCCGCCGGGCGTATTGGATTCAAACTGGAACGCCAGCAGCCGGGCGTTCTGCTTCAACAACGCAAGCTCCTGATCCGGGGTTGTAATCACCGCAGGGATGAGCGTAGCCGGAGACGACGAGTCCTGTGTCTCCCGGGCATTCGCACGGGAAAATACCGTCACGGTGAGATCGGTAGCCGCACTTCCTGCCGGAGTGAGATCAGGCTCCACCAGTGAGACCCGGTAAGCCTTGTCTTTCGGCGGGTTCCCGGTGATGGGGCTGAATTCGGCTGTTTTGAAGTAAGAGCGTACCGGGAAGCTTGCTCCCGCCAGTACCTTGTCCGTCCCCGTTTCGTGCTGCCACAGGGTATAGCCCGTTGTCGTCTGCACAAGATCCGTAAAGTAGGGTTTGTTGAATACACGCGGGGACACCCCGGAGGACCGGCTCCCTCCACCGGTGCCGGAAACTGCATCCGGGAGCGGCGTGTCGTACCACGTGTTCAGGTACGTATTGTAGATGATGGCCCAGTTGCATTCGGTAGCCCCGAACATGGGCGCACACCACCAGATTTCTCCGAAAGACTGCACTTTTATTGCGTAGACTTTCTGACGCTGCGCCCAGGTCAGGTTTTTGAAAAACCACTCCACATTGAGCGGATTGGGTAGCTCGCGCACCACTCCGTTGAACATCGAGAAGTGATCTACTTCTGCCCAGTAGTAGATCCCGTCCATCTCAACGATCCCTTGCGAGGACAGCACAGAGACATCACTGGATACTGTGTTGAAGTTGAACGGGATACCCGCCAGCAGGTTCTGGTTGTACGTCGCAATGATGAGGTCCGACAAAGACCAGAAAACCACCGCAGGGCCCCCTGAACCGTTACGCAACGGCAACCCCTTGACGATCTTCTGATCAGACAGGAACGCGGAGTTGAACGTGATACCCGAACCGATATTGTTGATCTGGGATACATCCACACGGCCGTTGATGCTGTACCCGAACAGATACGGCGCAACCGCAACGACTCCGCCTGCAACATTCGGCATGCCGCTCGCGACCAGCTGACTGGTAGCCGCATAGGGGCCGTAATAGATCGGCGTCTCCACCGTGTTAGTGATGTCGCTCAGGTTCTGACCTGCATTGGCTACCAGCGCCGTCTGTGCAGTTGCGGTGTTATAAAAAGAGTCAAAAGACCAGAGATCGTTGGCGTTTACCACAAACCCTGCGGGAGTCCTGTCCGATTGGAACCCCGGGTTGCCGTTCTGATCAGACTGCACCTGGATACAGAAACTCTGTGATCCCATGTGGATATAGTTGGTTCCACCGGAGAACAGTACGTCCATCCCCCGCATGACCTCCGGGAGCTGCGAAGTGATCGCCTTATAACCCGGCATCTTGCGGGGCAAGCCGCGCCGGGTGAACCGGCACCACAAGCCGTCTTTGTACTCCTCACCCTCAAACAGGGTCCCGTCCCGCTTTATTCCGGGTTTTGAGAGAATGCGGAAAGGTTGCGCGGTAGGCATCAGGGCGTCGCCGCCGGAGCCGGCTGCGCCTGCATCATGCTGGAGACTTGTTGAGTGAGACTCTGTGCCCGTGCATTCAGATCCGCCAGCTTGGGACCTAACGGGGGGGATGCGTCGGGTGGGGGCAGGTTGAGGGAGTCCCCCCGCGCGACGCGCGAGCCCAGCAGATACGAAGTCGAAGACTGACCCGGGGTATACCGCCGGATGGAGTTGTCCTTCAGAAACCGGATGTAGCTCGGCACTTTGAGCTGATTCGCGACGCTGAGGTCACCGGGAGAAAAGTACTGCCCCAGGTCGTCACTGCCCGGGTGACTGTGTACGATGCCCGCAAGCGTCACCCCCTTGGGCAGGCCTACCCGCATGCCGAAGTTGTCATGGTCCGAGTTGGATACCGCTGCGGAATACGCATAGCGTCCGTCCGGACCTTTGAAGAGCGCGGCTGACTGCTCGACATCCGGCTGTTTGCCGAAGTCTTTGGACACTTCGTGCGCCGCCTGATCAAGGCTTTCAAAAGTAGGCCCCTGATTCAACGGGGTGACCATAGGGAATTGTTTTGGCATGACTCAGGTATAGTGAAAATAAAGCTGCGCGGTGCCGCCGCCCAGCGGGGCGATCGTAGGCGTCGGCAGCGTACCGCCCCGGCCGCCTGCGTTACCGTTTCCGATCGCATCCGTAAGCCCCGCACCGCCGGTACCGTTGACCTGGTTGCTTCCAGCGGTGCCGCTGTTACCCGTAGTGTTGGAGATATTTCCCCCGCTTGCGGTACCGCCTGCACCTCCTGCTGAAGTGGATGATCCGTTGATTCCCCCGCCCCCGCCGTTAGCTGTCATCGTCGTGATGGCCAACGTGCCGCTGCTCACCGTGGAAGCTGTCCCCGCAGTGCCGCTGGTAGGCCCTGCGTTGCTGCCCGCGGAGCCCGCCGTGCCCAGAGCATACGCGATAGTCTTTCCGACCTGACCCGCCACGGAGTAGGACGACTTGGCTTGTCCCCCGCTCCCTCCACCCCCGCCTCCGTTGGCTCCGCTGTTGCCTCCACCCCCGCCTCCGCTCGTACCGTCCAACACTATGGTTACCGTGTTATACCCTGCAGGGACCGTTTCATTTCCCGACCCCGTCGTATAGGTGCGCGTAATCGGGGGCGGTGTTCCGCCAGCTCCTAACAGCATGTTCAGTATGCCGGTCATTACGACAACCCACCACCGGTGATGTAGGCCTGAGTTCCTGACGCCCATAAAACAGTAGCCAGCCCTGCCCCGGTAAGCGTTCTGCTTCCGGTAGTAGACCCGTTTCCAACCCACTGCAGGGTTACGCCAGCTCCTTGCGCTACCGTGAGGGAGTTTCCAGGGCCTATAAGCAGTGAAATTACAGCGCCCGCGGAGAACACTCCGGTGTTGAGTGTCGCAGTAAGGCCGTTAGCGGTGAAAGCTATTGTTTTACCGCGATCGCTCGCAACGAGAGTGTAATTACCACTCTGTATACTGAGGGGAGTATCTTTGTACCCCAACTCAAACAAACTGGTACCGTCATTCCCCTGAACAACACCATCTCCACGTACTTGAAAATAAGTAGTTGTCGTAGCAGCGTTATTGACTCTGAAAGAGTAATCGGAGGAATTTGTACCGGCTTGAATTATCTCCCCAAATGATTGACTGGCTGTGTTGGGTGCGTTTACTACTAAACCGTTGGCGTTAGCTACAGACGTAATTGTAAAAGCGTTACCGCTGGAGGGAGCCGCAACACTCGCTGCACCTGTGGTAGCTATCTGAAAGGCGGTGCCCGAAGCTCCCCCCGCAAAGATAGCCCCGTCTCCTCTGACTTCGAAACGCGCTACTGCTGAGGCATTCTGAATCAGAAATGCAACATCAGATGAGTTAGTGCCGCCCGTCACAGCTAGGCCAAACGATTGACCTGCAGTGCTGGAAGCATCAATTTGAGCTACGTAAGAATTAGCAATCCCTGTAACAACCAGGGCACTCCCACTGGAAGGGGCATTTATAGTTACCCCACCGGTAGTACCGCTCACCAGCAGACTATTGTTGCCCGGCCCCATGCTGACGCCGCCAATACCGCTAACCCCGAAAAAGTTAACTGAGCCGGCTCTGTTTTGGATAAGAAAAGCCGTATCGGTTATTACCGCACCAGCATTTATGATTACTCCGTTCTCAACGCCGGATGAACCGCTGAGTACCTGCACAGCATAAGAACCGCCTACCCCAGTAACTGTTAGCCCAACACCGCTACTCGGTGCCGCGACAGAAACATTCCCCGCTGCGGTACCTGTAAGAGTCGGTCCTAAGTTGAAATGCCCATCCCCCCAAAGCTGGAACAGATTAGCGGTAACCGCTTGATTGCGGATATCTAACGCAAGGTCCCCCGAAGTCGTACCTGCAACAATCTGTATACCATTCGATTGACCCGAGGTAGATGCGCCATTGAAGCGGCCTGCATAGCTGTTAGCAACAGCCGTAGCAGTCAAAGAGTTATTTCCAGTAGTCGGGGCGTTGATTGTGACGCTGCCCGCGTTTGCTACGACGACCCGCGTTGTCGAGTTAGTTCCTAGAACCAATGCCCCCGCACGGGAAGTAACCCCAAAATCGGCTGCGTTTCCCCCTACTGCAAAGTCTCCTGACCCTACATCTCCTACAGTAGTTCCAGTACGGCTGATGGATATGCCGGAGCTTGAACCGCTACCCGCAAAAATAGCTACGGCGGCTGCAGCCCCGTTGACTATTAAAGCGTTGCCGCTAGTCGGCGCGTTCAGGGTCCACTGTCCCACAGCGTTGATGTTGCCGCGCGCAGTACCCGCAGTAGAAAACGCAAGCGTATCAACGCCGGCCTTATACAACCCCATCTGGGTATCAGACGCCCAGGTGAGCCCCGGCGCTGCGGCAGATCCGTCCGCAACCAGCGTAGTGCCCCCCGTACCTGCGGAGACCGCGTTGACGATGTTGAGCCCATCGCAGTACAAAATAACCCGGTTCGCTTGGGGCACGACGAAAGTAGCCCCTGCGCCGCCGGCAGAAATCGTCAGTGTGAACGCCCCCGTCGTCTCGTTATCTACCCAATATTGTTGGATAGATGCGGGCACTATAACCGTAGTGTTTCCCGCAAGAGCCCCGGTGAACTTGTATGAGATACGGTTGAGCTGGGCGCCCGCCAGCGTTACGTTACCGGAAGCTCCCGCAAGGCTGATGGTTACAAAGTTGAATGAAGAGGCAACCGACTGACCGAAGCCGATGGAAAAGAAATTCGTGCCGTCCGTAGCAATAATGGCGGAGTCGTTCGGGTTGAACGTCATGGACGCGGAGCCGTTGATCGTCCCCGAGCCCGGAGTCAGCGTGAGGACCCCCGTACCTCCATTCTTGATGTAACAGAACCACCCGGTACCGAGCGTAGGCGCTGTCGAGGTTGTGAATGTCCCCCCCGAGCCGCCGGTCCACTCTACGCACGATGCCCGGTCCTGATTGGTGCCGCTGCCGATCGTATAGTTGACCGCCTGCGCATTGATCAGGATCTGTTCATTGAGCGTCGCACTGATGGCCTTCAGCCCCGCACCGGCCAATGCCGCAGCGTTGGCGACTGAAACGGACGCCCCGTACTGGAACACGCGCCACGTGCCTTGCAGGGTCGAGTTATCCGCAAGGTAGATCTGCCACGCCGCACCTGGAGCCGGGGCCATCAGGGTATTGCCCTGGGCATCCAGAAGCGTAAAGGTGTTTCCCCCCACGTTGTTGAACAGCGCACAGTAGCCCGTACCGACCTGACGCGCATCCGAGAGCTGTATCGTCAACCCCGGAGCCGTCGCGGTTACATCGATAATCTCCGCAGCCGCAGGGGACGTGATGTTGGACTCCAGCGGCCAGCCCAGAACAGTATTCGCAGAGATGTTGAGCGCAAGGTAGGTAGGTAGCGCTGGGGCTACGAGATGGCCACCGAACACTGTCTGATAAATACTGCCCATCTCAATCCTCGTTACGCACGGCCGCGCGGTCTACAGAACGCATCAGGTCTTCTTTTTCAAGCAGCGTCACCCCTTCCTCGTAAAACTTCTCCCATACCGGGATACGCTCATCGTTCTTCAGAAAAGGCGTGCACTCCAGCAACGCGCGGTACAGGAGTGTTTCGGGAGCGTAATTCGTCCAGAAGTTGGTCTGGTTGGAGTTGTCCAGAAGCTGAGGCAACCCGTAATAGAGAATCTGCCACGGATAGCTGATGACCGGCGTCGGCACGATGAGCCAGTGCTCGTAGTCGTAATCCGCGTAGTACTGCGGCTGTGCAGTCAACGTCAGATCCGGCCAGTAACTCAGACAGTATTCATACTGACGCGGGAATAAAGGCGTTGCGCTGTTCTGTGCCGGATCAGCCGCGGTTGCAACCCCGAAGTTCATGGAGATGGTCCGGCGCCAGCCGTTGGGTTTCGGATAGACCGCATTGTTGGCACTCAGAGAGCCTACAAGGGGAATATTCATCCCGAGGATCTTCAACCGCCGGGCCAGCGCGCGTTCCGCATTGTTGATCAGTAACGGAAACTGACTGAACACCGAAGGATCGGTTGAGGCACCACCACGTTCCAGATACACCTGGAGTGTAGCCTGCAGAGCCGTGAACGTGGTGGCGACCGGCATCAGTTACTCCACATCCCCGATTCCAGGCGTCTTGTTGACTACTTCATTTAGCCCGGGAGGCACTGTCGCTGCAGTTACTCCGCCTGTCTGGCCGACCGTAGTTACGTTGACCGAAGATGCCGGTGGCTCCTGAGCGGGGCGCGCGCGGCCCTGCATCAATGCAGCCTTCGCTGCCTGTACCTCCCCGATCGTCTGCGCCAGTGGCATGAACTCGCCCCACATCGGATGACTGCGGGACATCAGGAGCGCTTCTATGTTGTTCAGAGTCTGCAATGAAAGCATTTTTCGTCCTCTTTACTGGTTTACTTTCTGATACACGTGCATACCGCCCAACCCCAGCATCCCCAGGGTGAGCGCGGAAAGTGGTTCGATGTCGATCGTAGGGATATGCAGGCCTAACGCGTTCCCCCACGGCATCAGCACGAAGTTGTTGAAGTACGCGAGCGCACAGACCCAGCCCATCGCACCGCGCCAGTGCTCAAGGGGGTCACTGGATTGCGCCTCCGCCTTGTTGATGTCCGTCTGTGCCTGGACAAGTGCCAGAGCCGCCGCGAGCTGCGACTTCTCCTGCTCGGTCTTGTCCGGAAAGATCATGGCCAGAATTTTCTGAGCCGCGGTCGCCGCTTCTCCGATACCTGTGATATCCATCAGCCTGCCCCATCCAGAAATAACGCTTTTTCGAGCTGTCTACGCTTCAGGAGCCCTTTATTAGGCGCGCCGTTGATGTGATCCCACTGCAGGAACTCGTCCGCAGCCTGCGCGGTCCGCCCCGTATTCAACAGCCGTAGCAGTGTTGAATCGGTCCAGGTTTCTCCCGTTTTGTGTTCCAAAGCGGCGGTGCCGGCGTTATAGACCAGACTTACCAGGGCATCAAACTCGTGCGGAAACAGCTGCACCGTGACATCACGGATCACCGCGTTTTCTGCGTCGGTGATGTCTTCCTTGAGCCATTGCAGTGCGGTTTCTGGCGTGCAGGTTGTATCCTCGGTCACGCCTTTCGTATGACCGTAACCGCACGTCCACGGCTCGTGCGGGAACCGCCGGTACGCTTTGTCGGCGTAGTCCTCGAAGAACTGCAGTAAGGCGATCCCCAGGGGGCTCATGTTCATAACTGTCTCCGATGCGCTCCGGTATCTTCAGTATCCCCATTACGGGGAGGTAAGCGCTCACGCAGGACCGCAACCTTGGTACGTATCTCCGCCAGAGAGTCGCCCACCAGCTGACGATGCAACGTAGCGGATTCATTCTGCTTCTCCAACGTCTGTTGGATACGCTCCAGTTTCCGGGTCAGCTCGTGGTTGGACTTATCGCAGATTTCCGTATGCTCCTTACGGGTCATCCGGGCATTCAAACGCCGTTCCAGTGTCATAAGCCAACCCACAACGCCTCCTAAACCTGCTACTGCACTCCAGAAAGTCTCATCGGGTATAGTCATTATTGGTTGTTTCAATCAGCCGCTGCTGTTGGCGATCAACGTACGGTCCTGTGCGGCCAGTGCTGCGGGCACGTCGATATTCGTATCCGGGCGCACGAAGGGTAGATTGATCTCTTCAGTCTCCCGTGCAGGCAGACGCCACGGGTCCAGCACGTCGAGGTCATCGACGCACACCATGAGCCCGGGAGAATTCGGATCCGAGTGCAGTTCTGCCAGCGGCAGTTTCGCACTGCACCGGCCGCACAGACCCACGCCCAGAGTGGGTTGCCCGGTTGTATCCAGATGGTACATGGGAGAGCGCATGGTGTTACCTCGTGTAAGCTCTAATCATGGGCCGCATCATCACCGGTGATCCGTCCGACTCGGACGCCCAACCTTCGTTCCAGCGGTTGGTGTCCTCCGCGATCAGAATCTGCTTGTCCGTATCCCCCATACCTTTGCCCGCTTCAGGAATCATGAGCATGAGTTCCTTCGCCAGCCGGGTCATGATCGGAAGGAACCAGCGCTGCGGCACCTCAACTGTCTGAGTCAGCGTCCCGACATCCTGTAAGTATCTCTGCGTATAGAGAACTATTTGAGAAAAGGTAAACTGCAACGCTGGGGCGGGCCATAGTGTCAGCGTCGGCTGGGGTTGGGTCTTGTTGTACCAGAACTGCAGCGGACGCCCCGTGAACCACTTGTTAGGCAGATTCGAGTAGTCGTCCCGGTTGATTTTGGCGATAGGGATTTCCTGTGGAGCAGCCCCGGTCACAAATTCGGTCACGTTCAGAGTCGTGCCGCCGGAAGCCTGCAGACGCACGTAAAGAACGCCTGCCTCCGGGATGCCTTCAACATCCTGCCAGAACCACGCGCCGGCTACTGCAGATAGAGCCGTGTTGGAGTAGACCGTCGTCCAGGTAACTCCGTCATTGGAGGTCTGGATAGTAATGTTCCAGGAAGCAGTAGCGTTGGGGAGGATGCCGAACACCACCGGCTGGCCCACAGCAGGGTATTGAACCTGGAGGAAACCGTTGGGGGCTGTCTGTGTACAGGCTGTCGACAGGTTGTTGTCGAACGCATTCGCCGCGATGCCCCCCGCTGAGGAGGTATACACAATACCGGGTGCGGGAAGCTGTATTTGTGTGATGCTGCGCAGGTTGGCATTGAGCACATCTACGGTGCCCAGGGGGGCCAGTACGTCCTGCGTAGCATCGTAGAGGGGTAGGATGACTTTCTGCTGCGCCCACAGTGCGATCCCTTTGCTGGCGATCGTAGACAGTGACAGGTAGAGCAGATCCTGCGCAATCGCGATGTACTCAGGCGTGATCTTCTGAGGCGCGAGTTGACACCGGCCGAAAGCCCGGTCGATCAATTTCCCGGTGTTGAAGACTGTTGTAGAAACGGTACCGCTGGTCGTCACTTCGCGCTCTCCTGAAGGAAAGCGCGCCTGCACATCAGTCGCGGCACACTAGCGGAGCAGAATACCCCGCCGCGGGTCAGCCTAGCGGCTTGAACTGCGCGTTACAAGGGGTAAGACATCCTTGTCTATCCGCGGAGTCCTTACCCGAAGTCTACCGGACTCCGTGACCCCGCGGGGGCGGCCTGCGGACGTGCTTGGCCACTTCCTGCCTAGCGACCTTGCGCATGGGGACGGTACCCCCTTCAGCCCGCATGAGCGGCTGCGGGCCGGGCATGACCATGGGCCGACGCATGGGCGGACCCGCACGGACAGGAAGCCCTGTAGGACGCCGCTGTAGCGGCCCCGACGCCCCGCCAGCGCCCGGAGGAAGTGCCGGCCGCGCCATGGCTCCCATCTGAGGCGCCATGCCCACTACCGGGCCGCCCGGGGCGTACATCGCGCCGCCTGCGTTCTTATGGACAGGCTTGGTCTTACCCCCCTTGGCATAGTCAGGGCCGCCGGCCGGGACCTCGGTGCAGTCGTGCACGTGGCCCCCGTCCGCAAACTTCTCCGCGTGTTTCTCCATGACGCCATAAGAATGGCTCACCGAGTGCGTGCGGCCGCCCTTCGCGTGGAAATGCTTGTGCACATGGAAGTGCTTGGCCGGACCGCCTTTCTTGAACTTGGAGATGAGCGGCGACTTGCCGCCGTGCTCCTCCAGCTCCTGGGTCGGCGACTCCTTGCGCAGCGTGAGCGCGTTGCCGTCCATCCGGTTACCTTCTTTCGGGAAGACTTCCGCATGTCCGGGGCTGGAGTCGATCTTGTCGACCGCACCGCCGCGGGACAGCCGGTTGATCGTCCCGCCGGTACCGCCTCCGATCGAGCCCCCACCCCAGTGGTGGTGCCCCGAGACAGTCTTCGTCGTGTTTTTGAAGCCCGACATAGAAATACCTCAGTTGATGACGGTACAGCCCACCGTAGCCGTGATCGGTCCTGTGGTGACCACAGCCTGCAGGCGCCACGTACGGGGTAAGGGCATATCCACTGCGCCTCCAAGCGTTGGGGTACTTGCAAAACTCACCGTGCCTGGATAAATAGTGAGCTGTTGAAACCCGGTCGCCGCAATTGCTCCAGAGATAGCCGCTACCGGAGTACTCGCAGGGGCAGTTATAGTGTAATACGTACCCGAGACGATATCCTTACCCTGAACCGCGACTGTGTAAGCCCCTGCCGCATCCACCGTTGTATTGATGGGGATGATCAGGCCGCGTCCGTTGGTGTTGATCTGATCGATGCTGTTGACCGTACCCGCACCCTGGGCGGTCAGGGTAAGCGCCGCCGAATTGCAGTCACTGTTAGACCGCTGGTTCTCATACGTGAATCCGTTGTACAGATTCTGCGTCGTCGCAGTATGCGACGTATCCCCCAGGCTGACACCGTTGACCTGCAGCGTAGGTGCAGTGACTGCGCTGTTGGAGACGACCTGGAACAAGACGGGCAGAAGATTGTTATCCGGCCCCGACGCTCCGGTCTGGAAGTTCGCAACGACGTTGTCTTTGTCGTCGATTGCCCAGTACGTGATGTCCCCGCGGAAGTAGATGAAGTACTTGTGGGCCGCTGTATCCGTAGGGGCGTAGCCTGCGTTCGTCAGGTCTGCAATGAGGACCCGGGTACCCGTCTGGTACACCACCGCTGCAAGGTGCCCTGTAGTCGTCTCTTCGAAACAGACGCACTGGGTGACCGGTGAGGCGATGGTGGGCGTAGCCGGAGTGGTGCCCAGGCCCCAGTCCGCCAGCCCCGAGGTCACCCCCAGTGCCGGAATGACATTCATCTGCGTTTTGAACAGCAGGTACCCCGGGTCGCTGGGTACGAACAGGCCTACGCCGGTAGGCAACAAAGAGGTCAGCTTGGAGAACCCGTTGACCGTCGTACCACCGCTCAGGACCGTAGCGCCTACTGCGTTGGTCGGAGAAACTCCGCCGCCCCCGTTTGATACCGACCACCGGTTGACCGTATCGAGGGTCGCAAGACTGAAGGTATCCAGAAACAGCTGGGACGCCGGGTTCTCGACCCGCAGCTCCCCCAGCGGACTGACAGTCGCCCCGTTGCCGTACACCGGGCCTTGAATCGTAACCGGTGAGCCCGCACTGGCAGGTAATGTGCACAGTGCCGCCAGCAGGAATAAGAGCAGCTTCTTCATGATCAGATCCCCGCAAGTCCTGCCTGCGCCACGATCAACGCGACAGTACCTGTACCTGAATTGGTCAACGTACGGTAAGCCCGCACTGCCTGCGTTGTCGGAACGACCTGGTTGGTAGTCTGTGCCAGCAGCCCCGTGACGGAATTCCAGACGAACGGTCCCGGTCCCCCGAAGACGTTATCCATGGTGTACTGGATCGTGTAGTTGACATTCCCGGTGACTTCCGTCGCCAGCGTCACGTTGAACTGATTGATGTACAGATCAACCGGAATCTCTTGGGATGCCCCGGTAACCACCGTGTCCGCCGTGACGGCGCTACCCACCGCAGCACTGACGGCGATGCCGGTGATGGTCTTGTAGTTGAGTACCGAGGAAACGGTGTTGGCGTTCGGCCCTGCCAGTACCTCGGAAATAACGCGCCCCTGCTGATCCGTCCCGGTGAGCGTGAAATTGACGGCCGACAGGTTGCCTGCGGAAGTCAACCCTACAGTACGCTGGGTATCCAGGGTCGCGACACCCGCCGTAGCCAGGGTACCGTTGATGAGCAAGTTGCCCGCACCCGCCGTCGTCTGGGATGCCGCGATGGCGCCGACGACGGCTGCGACGAGGGTACGGGTTACTGTAACAGGACGCATGTCGGTTCCTTCAGAACGGCGGGGTTTGAGTGAAGTTGGTGCGATCCTTCAACCCGTACCAGTAATCAACCTGCAACGCGCGGGCCGCGGCCGTTGAGGGATTCACGCCTGACAGGAACGCAAGCAGCGTAGCCCCCGGGAAGTTCACAGGCGCCGGTACAGAGCCCCGGGCGTTGGCGGTGATCCCCGAAGTCACGCCGAACGGCGGAGGCCCGCACTCCCATACGATTGCCCCGTTTGGCTGGTGCGCCGCGTACAAAGCCCCGTCCCAATACGCCCCGAGGGTTGCGAAGCCGCCTCCGATCAAACTCACCCCGCAGGAGTTTGTCGTGACCACTCCGCCGACTGCGACATTGAAACTCAACGCTCCCGTATTCGTCGAAGAGAACCAGACTCCGTCCGTGAGCTGACCCCCGGTGAATGGAGTCGCGGTGACGTTGGTAGTACCCGCCAGCACCAGCCCGAGTACGTTGTCGACAGAGATTAGCTGCCGGATGAAGGTACGCAAGCCGGCCTTGATCGAGAAGTGCCCCTGTTTCTGCAGCGAGGTCGCCGTTGATGCCGCCGCGTTGATGCTGATGACGCCGCCGTCCACGTTGGGCTGCGTGACGGTCGACCCCGCACCTGAGAGCGTAAAGCCGCCAGCGGTTCCCGGAGCAACCGGTCCGAAATAATCGTCGAAGTCCTGAAAATAGTTGTGGTTTTTGGTCCAGTCGTCCACCGGCTGATCCGAGAACAGCTCGGTGTCGCGGGTGTTGTTGAACCCGAACTGCGAGCGGGTTATCTGTAAATCAAGCATGGTCGATCACCTTCAATTGTGGAATTCCGCGAAAGACACGACGCCGCTCGCACCGCACGCCTGCGCGTACACCGCGTCCTGTGTCGGAAGATCGTAGTTGACGCCGCCGTTATTGGTCCCGAACGGAGAGTATCCGGACGGTGCTCCTAACGCGGTGTCCGCAATATAGATCGGTACACTGCTCGCGATTGTCAGCTTCGTCCGGGTCGCCAACGCGGGACGGATCTGCACAGCTGCGCCCGAGGTCACCGCTACCTGTCCGGTGGCAAGCGTAGTAGCTGTGTCATTGATCGTTGCCATACGCTATGCCGCCTCAGAAGAAGCGCCCCGCGCAATCCGTGGCTTCCTGACGGGAGGACGAATCTCCGCCAGGTGGTACACGCGTGAAGCGGGGCGCTCCATACTGATAGCCCTTGCGGGGTTACAGGCCCGGAGTACCGTACAGACAGCGGGGGTCGGTGAAGGAGGGGATATACCGCTCCGTCGCCTTGTACCGCATGCTGTCGGTCTCGAAGTCTCCCTCCATGCTCTTTTCCAGCGTCCGGCGCATGGCCAGCTTGAGCCCCTGACGCACATCGGTCTGGATAAACCATGCCGTCTGTGAGGTAAGGCGCGCGATGTTAGCCTGACCCTTGGGCAGCAGCCCCAGGGACTTGATCGGGTTTACATCGTTGTTCGCGGTTCCCGCACGCAACACGCTCTTGAGGAGCACTTCGCCCTGCATGACGTTGGACGGGGAAGTGACCAGCTGCAACGGAGTCAGGCGGATGCGCTTGCCGTTGTTGTCCACCGCATTGCGGACCTGAATGAGCATCTGCTCCAGGGAGGTCTGCGAGAGCGCGGCCGCGGTCGTCAGCTGGTTCGAGAACGAACCGGCCGGGGGGGCCAGCGGATGGTTGGTCGCAATCAGTGCGACACCGTCACCGCCGGGGAAGGACGCATTGAACGCGTTGTTGATGACGTTCGCGCACAGCGTCTCTTTCGTCTCCACCAGCGACTGCGCCAGATGTTCGGCGTAGATGGTGCCGATCTTGATGTGGTCACCGTCCTCGACCAGTACTTTGGTCAACGCAAAAGCCAACCCGAAGACGGCGTACAGGTAGCGTTGGATGAACAGCACGCCTCCTGACTGGTAGGTAACCGGGGTGCCGTCAGGCAGTGCGGGAGCCGCACCCATCCCGAAGAGCACCGGCTCCTCGTGGTAGTTGCGCGGGGTGCCGCGGAACTCGCGGAATATCATCTTCCACTCATCGGCGCGTTGATCGTAGATACCATCGAAGGTTTCGTTGAGGATCGGCTCAACGACTGAGCGGAAGTCTGTACTCCGCATTGGAAGTGCCATGGTGTTATCTCCTGTGGCTTAAGATTGCGGAGTTTGGTTAGTACGCTACGCCCGGCAGCGGCAGATCCTGGTGTAGAGCGATCTCAACAACCACCTGCGTGAACGCGTCTGCCGGGTTGTTGTCGATGCGCTGCGAGAACCCTACGATGCGCAACTGGTTCAAGAAGGTTGGGTTTGTCGTGCCGGGGTTCGTGAAGTTACCCGCAGTCGCAATATCGAGTCCGACTGTAGAGAATCCCGTAGTCGCGTTGCCGTTGGCCGAGCCGTTGGCGGTGAAAGATGCCAACGTACCCATATAGGTAGCCGGTACCGACCCGTTGGCCTGGATCTCATAACGAATACGTGGGTCACGGGTGATCCACGCAACCGTCTGGCTACCCGCGAACGGCACCGTACCCGCAGGCCAGAAGGGGGACACCGTGCGTCGACCGGTCGCGAGCGTGAATTCAACGCCTTGGAATGCCCCCAACAGCTTGTTGGCCAGGGTAGGCGTAGCCACTGATGGACCCTGCGCCGCTGCCAACACAATGTTGGAGGACGGCGTAGCCGAATCAATTGCGATCGGCGAGCCCAGGAAAATATTGTTGGCGTAGCCGCTGGCGATGGTATAGCCGCCAAGAGGCTGACCACCACCGGAGCCGAACGCAGGCCGGACTATGCCGGATTCATGAGCAGTAGGAATCAGCCCATACGGATTGTATGCAAGTGACACGGTGGGAGCCTCACAGATGAGATAGTCATCCGCTCAGCCCTCTTCTTCTGTTTCGCAGAAGTTGGGGGCCTCACGGGCCTGTCCCAGCTCCTCAGTGCCTGAATCAACCACCGGCGCACGCATCTTGCCGCCACGTTTCGCAGCCTGTGCTGCGGTCTCCCCTGCCTGAAGCGCCTCGTTGTAGATAGCTTCTTCGTTACGGGCAGGCTCGTTGTGGTGCAGCTCCTCCATGAACAGCTGATAGGTACTCAACGGAATTTTCATTCCGACCATTTCACGCCACGTGATGATACCGGGGTAATCCGCCGACTTCTGATCCGTGTAGGTGAACTCGGGCGCTTCAGCGCGCTCGATGAAGGTGTACCCCAACTGCTCACGCCCCTGCGGCGTGTCGGAGGGATGCGTCGTGGATACCCAGCACACATGATAGCCGGGAATCCGCGGCAGGTTAGGCAAAGAGGACTGGAAATTCGCACGTTTCAACAATTCAACGCGCTCGCCGTCAGTCAACTGCCTACGCTGCGTAATCGCACGATCAGTCATCGCGCGATCTTCGCGGTTAGCCGCATCCTTCCGTACTTGCTTTATCGATCGTCTTGGGTTTGCCATGATAGTGGTGTCTCGTTACCTCGGACGCCTACTGGCTTCCCGGTCGTACCGCTGGTACGACTCCAAATACTTTTGTCGCAACTTTGGATCGTCCCACACGCCCGCCTCAATCATGGCGGCTTTGCGATCCTCGTCGATATACACCTCGCCCTTGCCCAGGGTGCGCTCCCGACCGCCTACCTTGATGGTAGGGCCTGTCGCACGGCGGGGGGTGTTTCCGTTACCGTTCGTACGGCCATTGCCGTTCGCGCGACGTTGAGTGCGTGGTTCGCCCTCATCGTCATCCGCATCGCGTCCCCCGTAACGCTCCGGAAGGCGGTGCGACAGGCGGCGATCCAGCTCATCCCAGTACGCATCACTTTTCGGGTCGAGACGCCCCTCATTGAACAACCTGCGCTCGATAGCGCCCGCGATGACCGAATCCTCGTCTCCGCTTTGCGGGTTGAACCAAGAGTTTTCGCGCTGCCACACGGACGCACGAGCTTGGATACCGGGGTCTGTTGTCGGGGGTTGATTCGCGGCGGTCTGGCGCTGCTGCGCGGCCCGTTGTGTCTGCTGCTTGAGCCCCCTGAGGTTGTTGAGTCCCGCACTCAGGCTGTCGCGGACCCGCAGGGCTTCGATTTCAGAATCGGGGTCATTCTTGCGTCGCGCCTCGACGTAAAGCGTCTCAGCTTCCCGGAGGTTGGCTTCCGCCTGACTGATACGGCTGTCGATCGCGAGGACATCGTTCTGAGTTTGACGGTTCTCGATCGATGCAAGCTGTTGGGAACGCTCACGCTCCAACTGCTCATTGCGGGCGCGAAGAAAACCCAGCTCCCGCTGACTCTCCTCATACGCTGCGCGCTTACGACGGCGGCGTTTCTGCTCCCGGCTTAAATGGCCTTCCCCTTCCGGCTCCTCCTCGCCGTGCCCGGTACGCTCATCGCCGGCTTGCTGTTCCCTGCCTTCCCCTTCTTCCTCGTAGGTATACCCGTCCCCCTCCGCGGAGGTGTCGGCGGCGCCCTGCGTATCCTCGTCGGCGCCGGGGCCTACGGGAGTGATCTCGTCTTTGTCGTTTTTGGTGTCTTTATCAGCCATCTTTTAGTTGGAGACGGGACGCCTCACGGCGATCCGCTCCACCTCTCTGTCGTCCTCAGATAGGTTAAATGTAAGCTACCACGCTCAAAACCCGGTCCTCGGGGATACGCCCCTTCATGACAAGATCATCAAACAGAACAAACAACGCCTTGCCGTCCTCGCTGCCCGGCACATCCACCCACCACCGATCACCGCCGTATTTGGGCACCCGCACGTAATCCCCAACCTTGCACCAGGCGCCTTCCGGCCACGGCTTCAACGTCTCACGGTTGCAAAACGCCACCGGCCCCAGAGCGATCACCTTGGCAACCTGCATGTTCCACAGGTCGGTTTCGCGCGACTCCTCCGGGAGGTAGATACCGCCCTTGGTCCGCATCCGCGGCGTGCGGATCTGCACGAGGACATCAGTACCGAACGGAATCAGGTCAGGATCAGCGACCGGAAACGCCTGCTCCAGCGTGTCGTAGGCGATGGATGACTTCGCGAACTTCGCAACGGCGAGGTGGTCCAGGTTTTCGAGGGGAACCTCCCGGCTCACCCGCCCCGTAAACTCGGACTTCTTCTCACGTCTTGCTGCGGTTTCGTCCCGGCTCATCCTCGTCCTCACGCACAGTCAACACTCTGTTCAGCGTTTCCTCAGCGAGCCTCAACCCTTCCAACCGACCTACGGCTACGCCCAATGCGTAGGCGGTCTTGTCGGGAGGGTTGGTCAGGCTGTCCACAGCTACTTTGCTGTGCAGCTCCTGCAGCTCACCGATATACCGATCTAAAACGGACACGACGTTAGTGCTTTGGCGGAAAAAGTCAAGCTCTAGAGCCGGTTACGCGTCCCGCCCGTCCCTTTGCCGCCGCTCCCCTCGTGGGACGCTGCGCCTTCTGCGACGTGCTCCGTGTGGGTATGCATGGTGTGTTCCGGGGTATTTTTCCCTTCATGAACAAGGGTATGCACACCGTGGCCGCTGTGCCCGCTGTGGCCCGCGCCGGGGTCGGTGTGGTGCTCGTGCGGCCCCTTGTGCCCGTGGGTCCCGTGTCCGTGGTGCTGCCCGTGGTGGTGCTTCATCGACGTGTGACCTCCGCTGGAATGATGCACCGAGCCGCCCTTCGCGTAGCCTTCCACGTGCCCGGTCTGCGCCAGCTGCTGGTGCTTGTTGACCGGGCCGCCGTATTTTTCCGCCATGATGACGACCTCGTGCGAGATGTATGCGCGCCTGAGCCTAGCTGTTTCAATTCTGGAAAGCTACTTCTGCTGGACGACGTGCCGAAGTGCCCACATTCCCGCTTGCTCCATGTTGGTAATAGCGAGCGACAACTCCCGGCTTTTGCCAATACGGTTGCACAGGTTGACGAAGTCTGTTTCCAACCCCTGGAACTCCGTGAGCAACATCTGCTGCTCACGCGACATCACCTTGTCAGCGTTGCTGGCGGGTTCGTCCGTCATAACACTGACTTGACCCGGGCCGCGACCCGCTCTGCCCATGCAACAAACTTGCTGTGCCCCGCCGCCCGGCTGAACTCAGTAAGTGTATGCACCACACTCTCCAGTTCCGTGAGTCGCGCTTCGAGTAGATTCAACGTCTCCTCGGGCGCAACAAACAGAGGTGCCGGGTGCGTGACGGTGTCCTGCGCGAGCGCCGCATCCGCAGACTGCGCGGATGCCACAGAAGCGTCCTTGGGCGGCACGTTCGGATAGGACACTGCGGTAAAACGCGCCGCGCCTGCCGGTTCGGTCTGAGTCGCATCAGTCATATTCAACTCCAGATAATAGGTTGGTGGGGTCAGAAAATACCGGGACATCACGCACCTGAGCCGCCTGTTTCGTGTCCGCCGATACCGGTACCCGTAGACAGGTCAGTCGAGTGTCCCGTCTCGATCTTGGCGGCTGCGATCTCCAGTGCGGTGGTGTTGTCGGCCTGATTGATTTTCTCGTGAGAGGCAATCTCTGCCTGCGTGTTCTGCGCCTCGCCCTGCTGCTCAACAACTGTCTGCTGCAGTTTCGCCTGATTCTCCGCAGCCTGCGACTGCTGATCCTGCTGACCCTTGGACTGCTGCAGCTGTTGCTTGCCCTGGTTGTTGGCGTTGGCAACCGCAATCGCGGTCTGTCCCGGGTCCATCGGAGGCGGCGGCATGAACTTCTGCAGCACAGCCTGTGCCTGCTGGATCGCAGGGGGGATCTTGGCCAACACCTGTTTTGACGCGTCCATGACGTGATGCGAGATTTCCGCCAGCGTGTGGTCCATCTCTTTCTGCGTCTTGGGGTCTTTGTACTGGGTCAGCTCGCCTAAGTCTACCGGCTTACCCGCAACCGCCTCCAGCGCTTTCGAGCCCGTCTCAACAACTTGTGACAGGTACCAGTATGCAATATGCTCCACGAGGTGTTGCAGACACGCGGGAATGAATTTCGGCGCAATGATCGAGAGCATCCCGAAGAACGGGCTCATCATGTAATCAAGATGCACCTGGATGTGCGCAAGCTGGTCCTGCTCGGGGAATGCACCCACCGGCCGCCCCAGGGTCATCGCGACATTCTCGTTGACGGCATTCAACTCCTGCATCTGCTGCTGCGGTTTCAGGAGGTCTACCGCGTTGGGGATCTTGGTCCGCTCTAGGATCAGCTCTTCTACCTTGCGAGCGTCGTACAGCTCCGGGTGCAGGTCGGCACGTTGTTGGATAATCTGCAGTTGCGCAAAACGCTGTACGTCGCTGAAGACTTGCGGATCAGAGACAGGGACCACGTCGACCGGTCCTTCATAATCCGACCGGTAGGCGAGCATTTCGCCCGTATCATCAAAAATTTCCTCATCCGTGATGTACATCCGGTTGATGCGGTGGAGGATACCGATCAACCGATCCATCGCCGCGTGCAGCCGTTGGTGGATCGCCGACAGGACTTTCATGCCCTGCTCGATCAACGCGAGCGTCGTGCCCACCGGCATGTTGGGAGAGCCGTCCTCCGACAGGTTCTCAAACGTGGTGCGGATGAGCGCTTCACCCTGCTCGGTGCACCACCCCAACAGCTGATACAACATCGTGGACGGCGGGTTGAACGGTACGGCCATCAGGATCTTGCGGATGTCCTGATCCCCGATCGCAGCGCCTTCGATCTCCGTGACCCCGCACACGTTGAGATTGAGCGTTTCGCCGTTACCTCCGCCCCCTTTCAGGCGCAGCAGCGTCGGCAGATTCTGGATCATGGAGGTATCCAGGAGCCCGCGCAGGCTCCCGGTAGCCGCTCCGGCCAGCGAACCGGCATAGTGGAGCAGGCCCACGGACTGCGCGCCGCGCCACGGCAGGCACTCGAAGTCCACGAGCCAGCACATGTTCTCGCACTGGGGGTCGTCCTCTTCCCAGTTGCGCACCACGCGTAAACACTCACGCGAGACCGGATCGATGTCGACGAGATAGGGTTTCGGCCCCTCGCGCATCGCGACCGCCTCGGGGTCTGAATTGCGCCGGTCACCTGCCACCCGCAGCTGATCCGTGTCCTCAAGCTCCGCCAGCACCTCGCACACCAGGATGCGGCGCAAGCCGTCTTTGTTGTCGGCGGTGATGCTGCTCTTGCCTTCGACTTTGTCCGTCGCCTTTTCTGCCCGCGTTTTCTCCGGCATCTGCGCCGGGGCCATGAGCGGCACCTTGACGTAGTAATCCTGCCGGATGCGGGATTCCAACTCGTGCTGGGTAATCGTATCCACCAGGGTGCGCCGCTCAGCCGAATAGAAATCGCTCGCCGCTTCGGGTATCAACACCTGATCGATCGGCCAGAATGTCGGGACGGGCCGCTTCTTATCCGAGTCGTACACGAGGCGCATGTACTGCGAGCCGGCGGGCAGCTGCTGCGAGAGCAGCTTCTCCAGCTGCGAGCGGAATTCCGGCATCTGCTTCCGGAACTGCCAGTTCATGTGCGCGGTCTTGCGGTCCGCCTTCTGCAACCGGTCCGGGGTCTGTTTGCCCGGTATCCATGACTTCGTAGGGCCGTTGGGCGGCATCAGCTCGCCGATCGTGTGTGACTGGTAATACACGATCGCTTTGGACATCATCGGGTGAGTCACTTTCGAACCTGCATCAAACGCAGGCGCGCTGACGCTTTCCCCCGCAAGCCCGGTGCGTTTGATTCCTTCCTCGTACTGTTTGTCCCGGTCCGCGCGCGACTGCTTGTCGTACTCAATGCGTTCCAACAGCTCCGTGGTGAATCCCTGCAGCTGGGTAGAGTCCAGCTCGGGGACCAGGTTGCGGTAGAACTCCGTCTCATCCGCAGGAGGCTTGTCGTCGCCTTCGTCTTCCGTCTTGACGATCGCACCGCCGTCGTCGGTGTCGGTCACTCCGGGGGAGGATTCGTTGGGCTCCCCATCCGAGGGGTAGGAGCTGTTCTCTCCGTCGTCAAGTGCCATCAGCGACGCCTCCCGGCGATGCGATCAACCAAAATTCAAGGTTCGATGGGGTCGGTAGGATGTTCGTACGTTCGCGACGTAGGCCAACCCCGGATGTGCGTTACATAGAGACGGTCTCTTTCGAAGTCAACCTCAGTCTCAACGCCCTGACGCGCCAAGTACTCTTTCATTTCTTGAACCGTCATTTTATCCATCGTAAGGGTTACTTCGTTTCCGTTGCTTGAGCCGCTCAGCCGCCGCCACGACGGCCTTAATCGGATCGGCGCGCACTGTCAAGCGGATATTGAACTTCCGCATGAACAAAAGCAAAGCCTGGGTCCCCGTATCGAGCAGGTCATCATGCTCCAGCGACCCCTCCCCCACGTAGGTGCAGAACTGGTTGATGACGGGCTCTGCCCAGTCCCTGGGCTGGCTCGGGCGCTTCAAAGACTCGACCGCCCATACCCTCCCATGGGGGAACAACGGCGAGGCGCCATGGAGCTTGGAAAGCTTGTCCATGTCGGTAGGGAAGCGCTCCGCCAGAATCCCCTCCGTGGCGAGCTGCTGGACCAGAGACTTGCCCGAGCCGGTATCTTCGATCAGCAGCAGATCAATGGTCCGGCCCTGGTGGGACGGCCGCTGTGCGCGGGAGATGAGCGCGGGGCGCAGGAGGGGCTCTTCGGTATCCCCGTACGTGAAAGTCCGCTCGTGTTTCACCTTGCGCACCAGATCCGGAAAGCCCAGGTACTCTTCCCAGGCGTCCAGCAACATGATGTGGTCACGCCGTTCGTACTCAAACAAACCCCACACGGTACAGGCGGTCGGGTCGCCGGTCTGCTCCTTCTTGTTCCAGGTCTCCTCGGTAAAAGCCGTATCAAGTGACATTACTACGAAGCGGAATTTCGGCAACGGCTTTTTCGCCGGCCACAGCCGCCAGTCGCTGCGCTTGACGAACCCGGCTTCTTCCGGGTCGATTACCTCCCCGTAGATTTCCTGCCGCCCGATCCGGGTGCCTTCGTACTTGGCGATATTCTCGTAGAAAATATCCGACAGGTTTTCGGCGTTCTCGTAGGTACTGCCCGATATCGTGATGGAGTTTTTCAACGCCATCAGCATCTTGATGAACGGCTTGGGCTTCGGGGTGCCCGTCCAGAACACCTGCGGGTGTTTGCCTAACCGCAACCCGAATATGAAATTGTCAAACGCCTTTTCCGCGTAGCGCCAGGACGCAACCTCATCGAGCCAGCCCCGGTGACACTGCGGGCCGCGCAGACGCTCCGGCACATCCGCAGAGAAGCCCAGAATCTTCGCATCGTTGTAGAGGGTTATTTCCGGCGGTGACTTGGTCGAGTGTTTGATCAGCTTCCGGGGCAGCACCGGGTACTGCTTTCCCGGCGGTCCGATCAGCCCGGCTTTATCCTCATACGCACCATGAAGTCCTGTCGGCCCGTAGAAGCACGTCTTGATCAGATCTTCATGGGTAGGAGCGATGACAAAGTTATACGAGCCTGGATCGGTAGCCGCCATGTCCGCGATCCAGCGGGCACCGGATACCGTCTTACCGAATCCGCGTCCGGATTTGATCCCGAAGAAGTCCCACTTGTTATCGTCCGGGGGCAGCTGCTTGGCCCGGGCGAGCGCCTTCCAGCGCAACCGCGCGCCGAGAAGCTCCAGGTCTTCATCCGAGAAACGGGACAGCTTGTCGCGCAGTTCGCGCGGGTCTTCGAAGGGGAGTTTGACAGCGGCCATGAGCGCGTCAACGTAACAGCTTAAGCGGGGGCGTCAACCGCTTTCCGCATTGCTTCGCGCAGATTCCTGTCCTTATCTTCATCCAGAAGATCAATCAGCCTTAACTCGTGAGCACGCGTCGGGTCCAATGAGTTCCAGTAATCAATGTCTTCTAACAGACACATATAGGCGCCGTGCCGCCCCACATACAGACAACGCCAGGGGCGCGGGTCATCTGTGTCAGTCATGTGCCCGTGCCCTGCGACGACGCTCCTCCAGCTCCCCGCAGATCGTACGCATGTCTTCAATTACGCTGCCCGGCATACGGACTACTACCGAAGACCGGAACCAACCTTGGTACTTGAGTGCAGACAGCTCCTGCAGAATCTCCGACAGCCTCGGGTCACTGACCGGTGGGCGTAACAGCCGACGCATTCTGCGCGCTCCGTAATTTAGCGTTGTCTTCCAACAGCGCCGCGATCTGCATCGACATGCGGCTCAGGGTCTGGGTCATCTCCGCATTCTGCTTGAGCAGCTCATCCAGCCGCCCATTCAACTGTTTGTTCTGCTCCATCGTCTCGGAAAGCCTGCGGTCATCGCCCTGCGCGTGGGGGGACACAGAAGGACGGTTGCCCGCAAGCTTCCCGAGACTTTCCTTTACTTCAGGCTGGTACGACGCACGCATGTTGGCCATCTGAGCGCGCTGCGCTATCTGTGCATCCGACAGATTCAGGTGTTTGTAGACCGCACCGGCTTTGCGCGCATCATCCGGCGGGTTGCAGGCAAGACAACGCACCCAGGCCCACTTCATGAGACGCTTGGCGCCGACTCCGCCCGCACCGAACAGCGGCTGCGCTTTGTTGCCCCCGCCGGCTGCGACGAGTCCCGGGGTCATGCCGTTCTGGCATTCCGGATTACGGCAGTCCGATCTTGCGCGGCGTGTCTGCGGACCGGCCTGGGCACGTGCTGCCAGCTCCCCCAGGCCTACGCTTTTATCCTGCGTAGCCACTCCCTACTCCTGTAACACCATAATACTGTTGATACCGTCATTACGGAACACCAGCTCGTTAACGACCTTGAAATCTGCCTCAGGGATAGCGATACGAGTACGAATCTTATACTTCGTCTCGGTAACCGGAAGGCCTTCATAGACTACGCTGCCCGGCCCGCAGCTATCCTCCTCAATCCGCATCTCCTTGGCGTACCGCCAGTACAATACGGGGCGCGCTGACTTACAGGTAGCGTGGAGTTTAAAGAGCGCCGTATACAAAGTCTGCCGCAGTTGTTCCGCTGCGTTCTCTATAGAAGCCGGCGCAATAGCCGCCAGTGTCATGTAAGGATAGTCTTGATATCTCCTTACAGCGTAGTCCCACTCAGCATGCCATGCGCGATGATCCCCATCCTTACAATCAAACATGCGTTCGATCTGCAATACTAATGCTTCTATAGACCCGAACGGCGCTTTGCGCGGTGCGGGCTCCCCAGAGCTGTTGGTTTCGTCACTCATAACACCGGTACCTTACGGCCGTTCTCAGGCCACCATCCGACCTTGCGCCCGAGGATCAGCGCCTGCGGGCCTTTGCTCCAGGCGAATACATACTTCAGGTTGTCGCACGAATTGCGCCACGCTGACCAGCAGTACGCACGCCACCACGCAGGCGCATCGGGCATGTAAGGCGACAGTACCCCGTTGATCCAGATGAGCGCGTAGATCCCGCTCACGCCGTCTTCCGGGTTGTCGTAAAGGAAGCCCACCGGAGCAAACCGCCAACGGTCGACTCTACGCTGGTTATCTTTTACAGACGGAATAGCGCTGACGTACCAAGCATGCGTCAGGCAGAACGGAATGAGCACGACCCAGCCCAATACTGTGGCCAACAGCTGTATCAACTGCACAACGGTGAACCACAACCAGCCGATCACGGTAACGCCTCGTACGCCTCTTGCAGCGACTTACCGGACAGCAACAGTTTCTCGAACTTATCTATATCTTTATCCCGCAGCCGTTCGCCCCAGCCTTCCGCCTCAACTGCTGACATCACGTAGGTCGTCTCAGTCATGATCCGCATGTCCCGCGTGACCAGCAAGCACGTATCTCCTTCTCCTACCTTGCGCGCCTTGAAAAGATGGAATGCACACTGGTGATCACAGTTGCAGGCTTCTTTGGCTCGATCCCAACTCACGGCATTGCACTCCCGACACGTCTGTCGTTGGCTTCCAGCACCCATTCGGACTCGTCCAGTGCGGGCGCCTCGACGATATTGACATACGGCGCGAACGGATTCGACTTGGTATGAGCCAGGATCGAGAACACCACATTACGCGCCTGCTGTAGCCGGATGGTGTGTACGTACAGGATATACGCGAACGAGGGGCCTACGTCCCGCGCGGCCATCTCCAGCGACATCCTGTTGAGCATGAAGTAGGTCGGCTCCCTGCGGAGGTCACGCAACGGCTCATAATCCGGACGCTCTTCGCACAGGTCAAAGAACCGTTTGGAGCGCGCCCGCTCCGCGATCTCATCATTGAGCCGGTCAACTCCGCCGCGTCGTGTCATAGAGCCCCAGCTCTTCGGGAAGATATTCACCGTTCAATGCCATCTCAGCCGCGCGTCGGATGACGGGGTCAGTGTCGATGAGCTTTTTTATTTTTGGGGAGACGATCAGCTGACGCGGTACGATCGTAAGCCTGGACCACTCACCTGCTTTTTTCAGGTTTACCAACATCTCCTCAAGCGATTCCTGCGTGAGACTCGCTGCGGCTGCGTTGGAAAAATTACTGTTTGTCGTGTTCCAATAAGTACCGTTCGGCCATACGAACAGCTTCGATCGTGGCGGCAACGAGATGACCGGCTCAACCGTTCCGCGCCACGGGACGAGTACCGCACCGGCGCTGCCGGCCAACAGCGATATGAAACCCCGCCGGTTCACTCGACATCCTGAGTCAACATGAACGTCTCTCCGTAGACGACATGCTCGTACGACGGCGGGTTGAAAGCGGTGTTTAGTATGTTGTGCACCAGGCTTTCTTCAGTCTCGATCATCGAGCGCGCCAGGTGTTCCGCATAGAGCCGGCCGATCTTTTCCCAATCCGGCTCGACCGCGCGCAATGCCGTCTGTGCCAGCTTGGTCTGAGATGCAAACGCAACGACGGCAGTCGCCGCAAGCGCTTTGAAAAAGCCTCTGCGGTTCACGGACATTCCCCCAGCTTCATCAGCTCCAAAGCGCAATCAGCTTGTGCAGGCGGCTTGCGCAAGGGGTTCACGTCGCAGTCTGCGATTCCAGTACGACAACCCTCACAGCACGGGTTCAAATAGCCGTTCCACCACTCCGCAATGCCCTTACGACGGAATGCCTCACGAAAGCCCGACGGCAATCTACGACGGTAAAACTCACTGGGTCTCACGGCCGACCCAACGCATGCCACAGGTGCCAGAGCGGGTCACGCCAGGGAGGCACCCGGTAATCCGCCGGCAGATTGTTGGTCTGAAAACCCCACCGGATGAAGCGTTCACGCGCGACGTTGTGGCGCAGGCGGATCACCGCACGGCGGGTACGCTTACCCAGCTTCGGCGGGATCGTCCCCCTCCGGAGTCTCATCGTCCCTCCTCATCCCGTCCCGGCTGTTTCGGTCGACCGTACGGGTACTCGAACAGCTCCTGCTTGAGCAGGTAACCTTCCAGCAACCACACCTTGCTGACGGCGTCCGCGCGTGCAGCCATACGCCCGACATTTGAATCGAAGTTGGTCAGGGAAGACGGCGCAGACATGCCCGTGACCTTGAACCCGTTCCTGAGCACCAGCACGCACACGGTGAGCGCCGGCATCTCACCGCTTATGAACTTCGGGTCCACCTCCGGGTTGGTGAGCCAGATGGGGATCGCATCGCCTGTGATATAGGCTTCGGCGACGATCGTCGCCTCGACGTGCGCCAGCGTAATGCGCGGTGCGGTGAGCCCCTTCGCCTGGATCTCCGTCTCGATCTCGTTATCCGTCATGGTGCAAACCCTTTGTAGTGTTCGTAGTGTACCGCCCAGAACTCGCGCTTGACGACATAAGCGACCTAGTCCACGCACTCGTTGCAGATACAGACCCCGTCGTGATGAACCAGCAGCTCGGTATTGTCCTGCAGACTCGCGCAGTAATGACAGCGGCGTTCCTGCCTGATCAGGATGCTGATCTCCTCCAGAGCGTGGGGAGAAAGACGCGGACGGCGCCAGCGGCCCCACAGCCACCAGCGTACCGGGTTGGATCGCGGATGAGCCGTAGAACAGAGCGCAACGCCGTCCGACATCTTCACTCCTTACAACACGCCTGACACGGCTTGCACCGTGCCCGCCAGCGTTCAGGTAGCCGGCAGATCCAGCGCACTAGCCAAGCTGGATAGGCGCACCCAGTTGAGGAGGGACGACAGTGTCCACCGTCGCGGTGATCGGCGGCGAGAAGTCACCCTCGTTGCCCTGCGCGTCCATCAGTGTGAACACGAAGTCGTAGGAGCCGTTACCCAGTCCCCCGGGCAGCTCGGTGGAGATGGGATCGTCCCAGTACTGCACAGGCGGTGTGCCCACGGTCTTCGTGGTCAGTGCGGACACCGGCCCGGCATCGATACGCGCCGCCTGGGTATAGGACGGCGTGAGCGGTGTGGGGCCGTAGTACACGATCAGGTGATCGGTACCCGGCGGCGCAGGCGTGGGGATGGGAATGCCGAAATCCTTCAAAGGCACAGTCTTGGACATGAGGTCGACTCCTCTAGTGGGTCGGTTTGGAAAGCGTGGAAGGGATGGGAACGCCGATGCTGTTGGCGTACACCGGAGCAGACATGACACCCGCGGAGTTCACCGCGAAAATCTGCACGCACACCGGGTTCAGATTCGTGGGGTAGATCGGCGACCGGGTCGCAGTCGCTGCCGCGTTGATACCGCCCTGGACCGTACTGACCGTATGGGAAGCCGTGCACGAGCCCCACTCGATGCGGTAGCCGGTAAGGTCGGTGAGCGGCGTTCCATCGCTGTTCTGTACCGGCGCCGTCCAGCCGACGAACAGTTTGGCCGCGTATACCGGGTAGGCCGCACCGACGAAGATCGCGGTGCATAGCGCTACGATGATCAACAGCAGAAGCGGTGTGCGTTTCATCGCACGATTCCCAGGCCGCCCGGAATCGCCGACGTAGCGCTGACAGTAGTCTCGCTGCTGGTTATCTGACCCGCACCGTACTGCCGGCCTTTAGCCGTTACGCTCAACGACGCCCATTCATCCGGGACCACGGGGTGCAAACCGTCTACGAGGGAGCCCGGGTGGTTGAATACCGGCTTACCCTGGAGCACGTGCAACAACAACGACCCTTCCATCCACACATCGTTGCAGCAATAGTCGATGACCTTGCCGCGTTTACCCTGTTGCCACCACACCGGCGCCAGCGCACCGTGGCCGGTCTTGCGGATACCGAGGGTAGCCTGACACACCGCATCCAGGCCCCAGCCGCCGTGCGTACGCGGGTTGAATGTATCCGGGTTCAGGTCGAGCGCGATCCAGATCCCGCGCAGGATATCGTAGTGATGCTCCGCATCGACGACGATGTCATGCTCCAGAAGCAGCCGGTTGTCGAAATTGACGGTGTTGAAGCCCGCGGTCCACTTGCCTGCGATGTACGCCTGGAAGTCTTCCAGGTCCTCTTCGAGAAATACGCGCGTCAGGTGCGTGACGATGTCGTACGTACAGACGCATGCGATACCCATGTTGGCGAAGTCGCGCCACCCGTCGCAGTACTCGATGCCTTCGAGACGCTCTTCGGTGCGGCTCCGGATGGCTTTCTTGATCTCAACATCAACTACGATCATGTGCCGTACTCCGAATTCATACAAACCAACACGTGTTCCTTGCTGGGGGCGTCTTCAAGGCTACCTTCGACATCGATCGCGACGAACCGGGTGTGACCATAACAATAGCCTTCACGCCATGCCGGATCGGTAACGCCCGGGAAAGCCAACGAACGACTGCAGTCGCACGCGCCGTTACCCTCCGTCCACCAGAATACCGACATGTCAGCGCCCTTGGCGGTCTTTCCGGTACGTAGATCAAGAAATGTCGGGATCACGATGGCGTGCCTTGTGAAAGCTGTTTCAATTGCGCGCCCAGCTGCCCGATGTTATCCCCGAAAGGTACACCGAACTTCGCACAGCCGATATGGAAATACAATGAGCGCAGCATCTGTGCGCTGAGCCGTACCGGGCTTTGCGTTTCCAACAGATCGAACTGCCACTGGTTGTTGCGCAGGTACGCAAAGCACTCATCAAGTGAGTGTACCGGGGTATCGCGGTTCACGCGGCGTACTCCCCACCCAGATTTTCGCGCATGGTCAGCGGCTTGCGCCTGGCGCGCACTTCGGCTTTCTCATCCTCACTGAACTCACGCACTTCACCGTTGGGCAGGATCTCCAGCATGACTTCATCCTCGCGTTCCAACATGCGCGCGAGTTCGTCGATGGTAGGCTTCATTTCGGCGGCCCGTTGGGTGCATTCCTGTGCCAGCTGCGTGAGCGGTTGTTGCTCGGCACATGGCGCTCATCCTGCGAGGGGAGCTTGGCGCACTGGCACGTCGCACAGTGTACTTGCCCCGCTTTGTCCAATTCCGCCAGCGCGTGGACAGTTCCGAGGTAGTGTGCGCTTCCTGTAGCCCCTTCCGCCTCGAACAAGGTTTTCAAGCTCTCCAGCTGTGCGCGCGCAATCAACAATGCAGTCATAACCCCTCGTCCTCCTTCACAACAGTCCCGGGCATGAGGAACGCGAAGAAGACTTCCGCGCGCTGCACGATCGCAGCGGTATCCTGCGGAGCAATCCCTTGGAAAGCCTCGTGGAGTGCCAGCTCCAATGCTTTGGTGCGCAGTTCGGCTTCTACCGTCACGCTCCAGGAGTTCCTGGGCATTACAGTCCCTCCGATCCCCATGACTCATCCTCACCGTTGGTGATGCACCACTCCTGCGGTTCGAGCCTGCCATCGTAGACGAGGCTGATATACGGCGCGAAAGGGTGCTCCTGCGTGGTAGCGCCGATGGTCTTCAACAGCCTTGCTGCCCAGGGGTGCAGACGCTCACCGACATACAACACATAGGAACGTGAAGGACGCATACGCAGCGCGCATTCCTCCAGTGAGGTGACCGACAGGGTGCACGTCGTCGGCAACCGCGAATAAAGCCTGAGTTCCTGCGCCTTCGTTGTCACAGTCCTTCAACCTCCGGGTGCAGGAAGTGCTGGATGGTTGCAGGATAATCGAGCAGCCGCTGCAACCTGCGATCATACGTGATGTGCTCAGACGGGTAGATCCGCACCGAGCCGCGGGTGCCTTCGAAGTGCAGCGCATCCGGGGTGACCCGCGCGTTGTGATCGCGCTCCCGGTCCAGACTCTGCCCCAGGAAAGCCAGCACGTCCTGTTTCATGGAAGGGTACGGCACGATGACGATCGCGACTTCACCGTTACGGGCTACGCGCAGTGCGTGTTGCAACCGGGCTTTGAACAGGTCGCGGCTGCGTTCGTGGTGCTCGCTCATGGCGACACCTTCAGCCGCTCATAGTTGAGTGCGGCTTCCCAGGCGTTCAGGATCAACCGGGCGTTGATGACCCAGCGTCTCTCAACCTCACCTTCCCCGCGCCCGCTTGCCCGGGTCATAAACCCGAAGAGCTGCTCTGCAATCTGCTGTGAGGTTACTTTGTACGCGTCCGGTTGCCAGCCACGGTAAGGGAAAGACAGCAGAACGATCTTGCGCCCTTCACTGTCGACGGCCATCGAAGCAGCCATCAGTGCCGCTTCAAACTCCGCTTCCGCACAACGTAACGCTCTGGAGTCAGTCATTCGCCGTCATCCTTGTTGAACTGCGGGTGCTTGAGCTTCATGTGCGCCGCAAGTTGTTTGAACGTGCGGTGACAGCACGGGCATACACCGTGTCTGATCCGGTTGCGCAATCGGGTGTTGACGCCCTTGCGCGCGGTAAGTCTCCGCTCGGTGTGCTCACGGGCTTTGCGTTCCGCGGCAGCATTCTCCCGGGCGAAGTCCAGTGCGCGTTGGCGCGCGGCCAGCTCCTTATCCTTGATCTCCAGCTGTCTTTGGAGCTTCTGAGCTTCGGTCTCCCCGTAGCTCTGTCTATGGCCGTTCGGGCAATGAAACGTAGTCCCGTCACGCAGCCACATGGCCCGGGATTGACTGTCGACCGCGAACACGATGCCGCCCTGGCAACATGCGAGCGTCTCGAACGTCTGATTGAGGTTGATGCAATGAACAACACTCATGACAGCCTCGTGGGCATCCCGTCCCGCACCCACGGGGTCGACAGGGGCGTAATGATGTACAGCGGAAACACGCTGTGTGTTTCAGGCGTGCGAATCCAACAGCGGTGGTGCGCGTTGTAACGGTAGCGCGGCTTGACCCCCATGGGCCATACGTTGCGCGAAAGACGCGGCAGGGTCACAACGCGCTCCGGGTGAGCAGCTGGTCAATCTGGTGCGGTGTCAGCTCACCGAAACCAACCAGGATCTCGTGCTGGATCTCACTCGCACAGACGCGGTCCATGTCGCGGTGCGCGTCCTCCAGCCACTGCAGCAGCCCGGACAGCTCGCGCGAGGGTTCCGGATACGGAATGGTTTCGATGCGCTCGGTCATGTGCTCTCGTCCACGGTCGGCACATCGCGCCACTCAACCGGGCGATCGAACGACATGCCCGGCTCGGACCGGAAATGCTCTTCCCAACGCTGCTGTAGTACCCACACGGTCGGACCTCTCCCGCTACCCGGGTCCTGCGAGTCATCCGTGCGGATCAACCAACGCAGTTGAGCCGTACACACCCACCAGCTGCGCTCATCGTCACTCATCGTTCCCGCGGCTCCTCGGTTCGTCCTGACGGTTTCGTCTTGCCGTCAGCCTTTGGAGAAACTAACTTTACGATCGAATCAATCAGCGCGTTGCGCTCCTCCACCTTGACGGCCAGGCCGTCAGGCGTGCGCAGGTCAACTTCACTGCGTTCACCGTAGACCGCACGCAGCACCTTCTGCGCCATCCATTTGCGCGACTCAACACGCAGCCTGGAGCGCTCGAAGTGCTCGCGGTCAAACACCCGCAGGACGCCTTTCTTCGTCACCCGGTTGACGTAGTCATTGGTCGCGTTGTCCGCGATCGTGACGATGTCGCCGACCATGTGCTCGCAGCAGCTCTCCCACGCGATCCGGAAGCGTTTCTCGAAGTCCTCGTTCTGTCGTCGCCAGCGCCCCAGCACGCGCCAGGTGGGCATGCCCGGGTCATCACGGCAGATCTGCGTAGGAGGCTCCCCGTCTGCTACCCGGTCGAGCAACGCCTCAGCTACGTCTTTCGAGAACGTGCGCGGGCGTACGGCGGGCGGCGGTTCGGGCGCCTTCGGGCGATCTACCTTGCGGAGCTTGCGGACAACACGTTTCGGACCTCGTCTGCGCTTTTTCGTGATCTTGCGTGCGGGAGCCAATACGCGCCCCTACGGTTAAACGTCGCGGAAGGTACCACGGTCAAGCTGAGGTGTAAAGGCGGGGCGCGGGTTCCGCTTGCCCGGATACCGGGTGCGCCTGCCCGCACGGTTCACGCAGGCTGCAGTCACGTTCACCGCATTGCCGCGTATAGCCCCTTCAAACAAAGCAAGGAGGTTTTCCGGACCCCCAGGCAAACCGGGCCGTAACTTTGTCCAACGCCACGGCTCGGGCGATACGGCCTTCCTTCGATCGAATACGCATCAGGAGAGGATCAGGTTGTCCAGCGTCCCGATCCTGATACACGGGCAGACCAGCCGCTGGCGCCGGTAGCCGAGCCGTGCCCCGCGTCAGTTCGCGGGTCTCCCCCGATACATACTCGAAAAAGGGCGGCACTCTCCCCGACTGAGCTAATCAGGCAGCGTTGCGCCTGATGTTGGATTTGAACCAGCGACCTCCCGCCTGAGCGTGATCCTAATTCAGGTCCGGTTGTCTTTCAACTGCCGGCACCATTTGCGGAAGCGTTCCGACTGGCGCGGGTCAGGCCCCATGGTGTAGCGCTGATACCCGGCGCGTTTCAACACCCTGGCCCAGCCGTCCGCGAGCGGCCCGTCGACGCACACGACATAGGGCGAGTTTGACAGTGACACGCCGTTGACCTCGATGAGGACGCCGGGAGTATGGATGAAAGTACGGTGAGCGGGCATATCAGCGCCTCCTGTAAGGGTCGAAGTAGTCCGACAGGATACTGACATTGCCTGACGGCAGAGGCGTAGCGCTATTTAGCGAATTATGTGCCGCCCATGCGTCGCATTGCTGGCGGTAGGTCATCGGCGCCCCCTTCGCCCGCAGAAATCCCTGCCGCATCTCCCACCAGGTGCGCTCTTTATTGCCCCGGGCATCCTGGAATACCGCACCGGACATCCTGCGCCCGATCCAGGCATCGAGCAGCGCCCGGTTGGTCTGTGACAATTCGGTATCAATGTATTTCATGGCTGCTTCTCCGGAGACCCGTCGATCGCTTTATCCAACAGTTCGCCGCTGTAGGTCTGCACCCCGACATTCACGGTGAATGTGTCGACCACACAGAGCTGCGTATCGGTCCAGTGCATCGCACGCAGTTTGCGGTAGCGTTCCGCATCTTTTCTCAGCCGCTTGAACTCGTTCATGCCGTCCGTGGCGGTAACGGTGGAGAACAGCTCATTGAGCTTCTCTTCGAGACAGCGCTCCAGTGTATCGAGTCGATCGTCCAGGGTTATTTCCGGCATGTCAGTTACCTTCAGTTGATAAGAATCCCCGAAAAGCTGCGTTCTCAGGTACCAGTCCACCACGTCTGCTTTACCACTCATGTTGGGTTTCTCCACTTACGCTACAGTGTGTATCTGTTGGTATATCGTAGTGCGATGTATTGTACGTATACACTGACTAATCGATGACTGCGATGTTTATACCCGTCGTCCGGGCAAAATCAGACAAGCACTCATTGCGCCACTTACGGTACCCCACCAGAAATGCCTTCGCCTGCTCCGGGGTGAACTGCGGAGTGCGCGGTGACCACTCCAGAGTCATCCCACTCATGCTGACGCGCAATGTAGCTCGGTAACCGCCGGCAAATTCTGCGCTGTATTCGTGTAAATCGCTCATTTTCGTCCTCTCTGCAATTTTGCACTCTCAGGGTCGCGCGCACGCGCGTACATATGGGACTACATATACATATACATACATATCACTACACATTAGGGGTTGTATAGAGGAATGTGTAGTGATGTGTAGTGGGGGGTATATAGGGACCCAATGTAGGCTTGTGTAGTAATATGTAGCGATGTGTAGTCATGTCAACCGCCGCAGTTTCCGCTTAGCGTTAAAGGTGTTCATTTTCTCCAGCATGATGCCGCCGGTACGCCCTTTGCGCGTCAGAATCCTGTACCCGTTCCATTGAGTACGTCCCTCTTTCATCATCTTCGCAATCGACTTGCGCACGCTGACATGATGTTTGCCCATCGACTTCGCCAGGTCATGCGCCGAAACGAATTCCCCCAACCCGACATCTCCCTCCTCGATCCACTCCTTGAGTTCGGTAAGCAGCTCCTGTTCCGCCAGCGTCTGTTGCATCTGGAAATACACCCCCTCATTGATGAACCGTACCCCTGACCGGTTCAGAATCAACAGTACATCCTCTTCCACATCCCGCCCCCGCACCCCGAACAGCCTGCGGTGCTCATTCGGGTCAAGCCGGTCCGCATCGGGCAGGTCACCCAGCACGATCGAGCCGGATACCCCTGCAAGGGCGGTGTTGGTACGATTGATGATCTCGTGAACATCGAAGCTCTCTCCGACCTTCGCCTTGTTCTTGGAGGCATGGTTGGATAACAGAATCGCACACCCGTGACGCAGCGCTATCTGATCAAACTTTGAAGTCTGCTCGTAATCCACCACCGTGAGCCGGCTGGAGCGCTGCTCCGGGAGCTGCTTCGTTTTCCAGACAAACCGTGTTACCTCTTCTGTATCCAGCACAACGATCTTGTACCGCGGGTTGGCCGTGAGGTACGCATCCAGAAAAGCCGGGAAGTCTCCCTGGTCTGCATGTTTCTGCGCCAGTTCCAGAAAACGCTCACGGTTCAACGTGTGGATCGATGCAGGCATATCCCCGTACTCATCGGCGCGATTCTTCAAGCGCGCGTCATCATCCTCCGCGAACACCGCAAGAATCTTCTCATCCTCACCCAACCGCGTCTCGAAGTTGAGAAACCGCTTGCCGCGACCCAGCTGGATCAGCAGCTGCAGCAGCAACCAGCTTTTACCGACCTTGGGGCGGCCCACTACGAGCCATGCGCCGGGATACAACCACTCCCCCACCCAGCAGGTTTTCGCCTTCAAACGCTTCTTCTGGATCTTCGCCAGCGGCTCGAAGGTGAGCCCCTCGAAAGAATCGGGGTTGAAACCCGCGGGCTTTTTTTCCCCCTCATCCGTCTTCAGGTGCGCTTTCTTGCGTGCGATATACAGCACCTTGTGTTTGCCATCCGTCTCCTGATACGGGGGTACACAGTGCTCCAGGTCATACTTCAGCAGGGCCGCCCCTAACTCCTGAGTCGACATCCCCATGCGATGGTAGTAATACGCCCGCCGCGCAAGGGCTGCATTACGTTCCCCGTCCCGGAACCTGCGCTCATCCCGGCTGTCAGACGGCTCGGTATCCCGGTTGAGTCTGTGCGCGCCCGGTTTGGTGGGAGACGCACACTTTCTCTCAAGCCACCCGGGCAGCTCCCCCGGACTGCCCACCGGGTGCGCCCCGTGTGCGGCCCACCAGATGATGTAGCCCCCCTCACCGCGCACGTCGACCCCGGGAGCGACCACACCGGCACTGTTGCCGATCGCCTGCCCGTTCATGCGGTACAGGAGGTGCTTGCCGCGTCGGGTCTGATGCGTCCGGTGGACGCCCAGGCGTTCACGGTGCTCCCGGTACCAATCCACCCCTTCCGGGTCCACGTCAATGACTACCAGGCCGCTGGCTGAGCCCGTAGGCACCCCGATCAGGGCTTCCGGGTACCTGCGCCACCACCTGGCCACCCGGGACGGCTCCCGGGACGCCTCCTTGAACCCGTGCTTCGTAAGCGGCCGCTTACTGACCCCGTCACAGGGGAATACGGGGTAGTCCTGAGCGACCCGCAGCGCGTTGCGCTGGGCCGCCGTCAGCTCCTCCCCGTTGACATCGAAACGATCGTGTGATTGACGCCCTACCCGTTCATCGGATATTTTTCGCATGTTCGCTCGCGTTCGTGTCAGACCCAGGGAACCCCGCTGTGGTAGTCGCTCACCGCAGTGGGTCATCCCTTCATGAAACTGTAAAACCGGCCCGACGCTACGCCTGAGTCCGGGAACCGGTCAAGACAGACCTCCCCACTGGTCCGCCATCGCAGCCGCCACCCCGGGCAGGAACCGCGCGCGTGTTTTCCAGCGGTCTTTCCCCGGAGCGGCGAAGTGCACCCGCGGGACGCGGCCGCTGACAACCCGTGTTGGAACCAGCGCCGGCAGATTCTTCAGCTGCAGTGAGATGCACTTGGTTTCCCCGTGCCCGAACATCCACGGCTGGACCTTCTGGTCAGGCTTTCCGCACAGCTCCAGGGCGTACGGGTGCATCTCGCTGTTCTCAAGGGCGATGCGCGGGATGTCGGCGGCTTTCAAACTGTTATAAAACGCAGCCGCCTCGCGCATCCGGCGCCATCTCAACGGCGCGATCCCGTTGGCAAGGCGCCCGTCCCTGTACAGCCAGCGCAGTCCGGCCTTGTTGAGATACGTGCACGGCGGATGCCCGATCATCAGGTCCCAGCCACTGGCGAGGTAACGCAGCACGTCTCCGCGGATGTGCGGGGCGCCGGCTTCACACGGTAACAGGTCGCAGCTCCAGGCATCATGCCCGCGGGCACGGAATGCGTCTCTCACCACGCCTGAGAATTCACACGCAACGAGCACTCTCATTTCAACTGCGGTTTCACGCGCAACGGGGAGTCCGCACCCAGCATGTGGACACGGCACCAGATGCACCCCTCCCGGTCACACCGCACGGGCCAGAAGCATCGGACAGGGATGGCCGGTGCGATCGGTTTCAGCTCCGGGCATCTGCGCCTGACAAGCCGGGCCGTCATTTGAGCCGGATCACTTTCCGCTGCCGGGCAGCGTTGCGCAGCTCCTCCGTGAGAGCCTGCCGGCCCCGGACGACCGCTTCCGTCACGGCATTGTCGAGGTGTGAGACCAGCACCTGGAAACACAGACGTGTCATGTTGTTTTTGTCACAGAATGCCGCAATCGACTTCACGGCTTCCGAATACTTCGGCCGCTCCGGATCGAGGCGTTCCGTGACGTGCGGGGAGTGGCCGTTGCCGCGTCGGACGAGTCTGACGGTCATCCGAAAGATCTCCGGGCGTCCGTCTCATTATCAAACAATCGGCAACCCCAGTAAGTGAGCCGCTCAGGGTCAAAGCACGCCGCGAATTCTGCATCCTCCAACGCCAGCTCACCACACGCAGATGGGAAATCCGGCGCCTCGATTGCACCATGCCGCATCGCCTGTCCCGAGTCACCGCTGGCGGCGTAACCCTCGCTCCAGATTTCCCAAGTCTTCAAATTATCCACAGACTTACTCACAGTACGACCAGCTTCTCGGTGCTGCGTAATCCCAGCTTTTCCAGTAACTTACCGCTGGGGCTCATATGCTTTCCTTCCCGTAATTTCCACAGGTAAGAGCGGTGCACCCCCAGGGAGCGCGCTGCGGCTAGCATTCCTCCGTGTTCTGCTATGTATTTGATTACCCGTCGTTGCAGGAGAGTGAGGCTTTGTGGTTTCATAGAAGCGAAACATAGCATGAAGCGGGGAGATAAAAAAGGTTGCATGGCTACGAAACCTATGGTCTAATGTCCCTCAACGCGGAAAGACTCGCACAACGGATGGTAGAACGAACATGAAAACTCCCACATCAAACGCGCCTCCTCTTTATGTGTATGTGTACCCCACCGGAATGGAGCAATTTCCGGATGCCCTTGCGCAGGTTCGCGATCGGCTCGCACAAGGAGCCACGCTCAATCTTGACACGTGCCGTAAGGCAGCACAGCCGTTTGGCTTGCACTCGGGGGCCTTCCTCGTAGAATTCGTAGACTATGTAGAGAAGCAAACGGGGATGGAAGTAACCCGCTGACCCGCTTGACCGTAGAGCCCTGTAGTCAGACTGGAGACCCCGGTGAATAAGAACCTAAGCGACGTTCCGGATAGTGTGGTCAGCGCTCATCACAGACGCTTGGCAGAGAAGGCCGAACTGATGCGGCACGGGTGGTATCCGGGGATGTCCGCGCGCCAGACCCGGGAGTTGAAAGCGGAGATCCAGGCCAGAAAAGACGCTAAGAAATAGTCTGTAGTCAGCTCGAAAGCGTACGGCACCCGCCGCGCGCTTTCAGATGCCGACAGGCACCAACGACGCCCCCGTGATGCGGGCACTTTTGAAGGAATACGAACATGTCAGTTACTCTCATGCAGGCTTCTCACCAGTGGTCCACCCGTCCTTCCGATGAGCGTTTCGTGTCGCTCACGGACCTGGACGCGCACTGTCAGAACGTCAGGAGCCGCTCGCGCGCCATGACGCTCGATACCAAATCGATCAAGGCGGCCCCCGTCGAAGGCGACAACAACGGACTCGTGCTCACCGGCCCGAACGGCGCCGCGGTTGCCCCGACGCACTGGGCGTTCGGCCAGCTGGCGCAGCGTGCGGGGGCTCCCGCCGGCTACATCCGCGATTTGCCCGCACCGCTGGCGGCCGATTGCATCAACTACGGACTCACCACCCGCAGCGTCGAGGATATCGGCGTGCTGCTGTATAAGAACGGCGGCGCACCCGAAATCAAGGCGGTCACGGGTCCGGACTACGGACGCATCTGGAACGCTTCGATCACACACGCCCTGGTGGACCGCTTCGGGGACGGGCTCACCGGCCCTTTCAAGGTCCCGGGTGAGTTCGGCAAACGGGTTGCGGTCACCAAAGACAACACGACCCTCTACGCGTCCGACCGTGACATGTTCGTGTTTCTGGCGGATGAGGAGCATCGCATCGACGTACCCAACCGTCGTGACGGAAAATCCGGCTCGCTGTCGCGCGGGTTCTTCGTGTGGAACTCCGAAGTAGGCAAGTGCAAATTCGGGATCGCCACGTTCCTGTTTGACTATGTGTGCTGCAACCGGATCGTCTGGGGTGCGGAAGGCTACGAGGAGATCACCATCCGCCACACCTCACGGGCTCCGGAGCGCTGGGTTGATCAGGCGCTGCCTGCCCTGCAGGACTACGCCAACAGCTCCACAGCCGGCGTACGGACTGCGATCGAGCACGCCATGGGCGCCAAGATCGGTAACGCGGAAACCCGCGCAGAGGACGTACAGAATTTTCTGGCGGCCCGGTTCACGAAGTCCGAAGTCTCGGCGATCAAGGCGGCGCACCTGAGTGACGAGGGTCGGCCGATCGAGACCCTCTGGGACGCGGCAACCGGTGTGACGGCGTACGCCCGTTCGATTCCCTACCAGGATGAGCGCGTGACGCTGGAGCGCGAAGGCGGCAAGATCCTGAAGCTGGCGGCGTAACTCACAACAACCGGGAGGGGTGCCCGCGGCCCCTCTTGAGCTACGGACAACCCCGCAAATGAACGCTACAAAATTCGTGCTGATTTTCCCCGCTCAATGGAAAGATGCCCGAGACCTTTGGGAAACTGTGCTCAACAGTGAGTGCGGTTCCTTGGCTCAAGCCGAAGGGTTCCTACATGACCGCCGTGCCAACGGGGAAGCCTTTGATGGGGAGCAGATATTAGAGTTGGAGAGTAAAGCCGAAAGAGTCTCAAACGTGAATATGCTGGATATGCTAGGTATCTCCATGGAGGAGCTACGCCACCTAGAGAACCGTGTAGCCGCGATAGAGGCCCCAGGGCCGCGTGAAGAAGCCTGCAACGTGTTCTGCGCGCGTCTGCAGGCAGCTGCGATGATCTACACCACCAACAAACTGCAGGATGCGTTGGATGGAGTAGCAGCTACGATCGACAGCGCGACGACCCGTACTCTTGAAGAAGGACGAAAACTATGACTCCGCTTGAATTCGTAGACCATATGACCCCTTCGCAGCTGCACGTAACTGAGCAGCTGATCAAGGGCAGAACCAACCTGGAGATCGCCAACGCATTGCTCTTGAGTGAGAAGACTGTCAAGGCGCATCTGTCGGCGGTCTACAAGGGCACCGAATGCGCCAACGCGCGGCAGTTCATCGTCTGGTACCTGACAGGTAACCGCCCCTGGATGCCCGAGCCGGCCAGCGACGTTGTAGCGTCTTCCGCAACGGTGACGACATGACGTACAGAACACCGGAAGAACTGACGCGGGTGCGCAGCAGAACGGGCGTCTTGCCGCTAAACGAGACGCACGCCGTAAACATGGAAAAGGAGTTCCAGGCCGGCATGCTGCGCCTTACCTGCCCTGACTGTGGCATATGGATAGAAATGCATCGGGAGCAGTACGCAAAAGTAGGCGCTCCCGGCATGAACTGCCCCAGTTCTGTCAGTCACGACGGGTTTGGTTGTCGCACATTCATGGAAGTGAGTCACGCATGAACCGCACTCCTGTCAGTTCGTCGCTCATCAG